CCTCTACGAGTTTATGCTCTTCCCCGATGTGCCTAATGAAGAAGAAATAAAGGAGCTGAATGATATTATAGGTATTGAGAATAACATTGAAGTAAGTTAAACAATTAATTAAAAAACATATGATATACGCAGTAGTAACAATCGAATGGCTAGCCCAGCACGGTCTGTTGGCTATCCCCACAATGAGAAAGAGTAAAGACGGAAGTAAGGTAATCCTCCACGAAGAGTATTTGTCCCCTTACAAGGACGAAGAGTTTCCGAGATACTATTTTGACAGCCCGGAACTGAACGCCCTTCTGTCAAGTGATGAATGGTCATGGACGGAAGAGGAACATCCGGCAGGCAGTGCGCAGTTTATTCAGGTGGCGGCAGCGCAGAACCTTTTGAATGTGACCAGAGCCGGAATTCAGACAATGAACTTGACAGACAACGAATCGTTGAAAGTGAAGTCCATGTATCCGTATTGGAACGAGTTTATCAGCAAATCACTAACAACCGGAATGAAAGTGCAATATAATGATGGACTGTACCGGGTAAGGCAGAATATTGCTACCGTCTTGGAGAATCAACCGCCAAGCATCAACACCGCAGCTCTCTATGAGGAAACCAACGAGACCGAAGTCGTCGATGCCCGTTCTATTGTAGTGTTCTTCCTTTGTATGGAACGCGGGTGGTGCTTTTAATGAAGGAAGAACTGAAGCTGATAAACAATATTGTAGCACATTTGGAAATACTAATGATATTTCTAATGTTTATAATAAAGAGTTTTTCTACGAAACTAAAAATTCTTATAATGGAAAAGCAATAACTATTAGAACTGATAAAACTGATAGTAACGGTTTGTCTATTGGAGCTGTTATGAATAATGGTTCAGCTTATGCTCAAATGGCTCTCTTCGATTTTATGCTATTACCAGAAATATCTAGTGAAGATGAGATAAAGGAACTTAATAATATTATAGGTGTTGAAGGTAATACAGATGATTTATTAACAAAAATTAATATTTAAAAACAATGAAATATATAGTATTTCCCATAGAAAAACTAAACGAAGTACCGCAAGAAGTACTCGATAAATTACATTTATCTCCTAGAAAAAGCATAGATGGAACAGAAGTAATAATGAAAATAGCTAACTATGAACTATTATTTCCATCTGCAATGACATTACCAGAGATTGGAGAAGACGAAGTTATAGAAATCGTATATCCATATCCTACTTATGAAGGTAAAGAATTAGAAACTTTACTTTCTGGTGAAGATTGGACTACTAAAGAAAAATAATAATATGACAAGATTTGTTAAATTTGTAGCAAGTGATATAGAACCAAATCCTGCCGAAACACTATACTGGGTGGATCTAAACGAAGATCCACTTGGAGGTAGTATTAAAACATATAATAATGAAGGTAAATGGGTTAGATTGAAAGTACTAGAAGGAACCTTAACAGATGTATTTGATAGATTAGACGAAATAGAAGAAGAACTATCTAATATAGATGTTACTCCAGATTGGGAAAATATAGAAAATAAGCCTGTATTTGCTTTAGTAAGTTATAGTGGTTCTTATAATGATTTGAAAGATACTCCTGAAATACCATCCTTAGTAGGTTATGCTACTGAAAATTGGGTCAATCAATTATTATAGAATAAACAAGATAAACTCACAGCGGGAGATGGTATTCAAATAGTAGGTAATGTTATATCTAGTACGTTGGATGTTACGCTATATCAAGTAGTTACTCAACTCCCATCTACTAGCATTAACCCAAATAAGATATATCTGTTAGCAGATAATTAGAACATCTCTTAGAATAAATTCAAAGAATATATATGGGTAAACAATAGTTGGGAATTACTTGGTGAGTATAAAGCCGAAGTAGATCTTACACCATATTTGACTAAAGCAGAAGCTGCTAATACATATGCGTTAAAATCCGAAATTGGTAGTGCTACTTACTAGTCATCTTTCTAGAGTAAGAGTATGAAAGCTGCTCCAAGTTGGAATGATATAAACGGTAAAGCTTTATCAGATTTAGAAGGAAAAACTTTCTCGTAGATCTTTGATATGATATTATTTACTACAGTTAATCCTACGTTTACTAATCCGTCTGTATCTATTAGTAGTTCTTGGGGTTCTAATGGTAGAACGGTAGAAGTGGGAACTACAGGACCTACATTATCTTCATTCAGTTATACCTTTAATAAAGGTTCTATTGTAATTACTTACCCTGATGGAACTAAAGATACTTCACAAGGAGGCAGAGCTGGTAATGAAACTAGTCACTCTTACAGTCCGTCTTCATTTCCTACTACTTTACCTTGGGGCACTAGTACTTATTGTATAACAGTTAATTACGCTCAAGGACCACAACCTAAAGATAGTAAAGGTAATAATTATAGTACTCCGTTGCCTGCAGGTAGTGTATCCAGTAATTACACAGTTAAAGCTGGTTATTACTATTATGCAGGTTTAGGTACTTTAGACTAGGCATCTATGAAAAAGACTATAGTTGTAAGTGATACTACTTATGCTGAGAATACATTTGATGCAGAAGGTACAAATAGATGGACATGGTGGTTACCAGCTAAAAAAACAGCTACTAAAATAGAGTTCTTTGATACTGGTTCTAATACTTATAAAGATGATGATTTAACTAATAATTGGAATATAGAAACAGTTCAGATAAATGGAGTAAGTTATAATAAAATAACTAATAAGAATTCTACTAAACGCGGTAGCATTAAGCTTAAATTAACATTTACAAACGCATAATAACAAATGAGAAATTACGGAACAAATGTTTACTCTAATAACTTTGAACCATAGGTAAATGGAGTATTAGACGCTAGAACAAAGATAGAGGGTCCCGCTTCTGATCTTACTTTAGATTCTACTTGGACTTCTAAGGACGGTAAACAATGGGCATGCGAAGGTTTAGTTGTATCAGTTGTTAATGATCCAGAGGAGAGTAAGAATGGTTTATATCTACTATTAGATGATGATTATAGTTCAACTAGTAATTGGAAGTTTATTGGTTCAGATGTAGACTTAAGTAGTAAGCAAGATGTTTTAGTTAGTGGATAGAATATAAAAACTATTAATGGTAATAGTTTATTGGGTTCTGGTAACTTATAGATTCAAGGAGAAGGCCCTTCTATTACTGTGGATGATACTTTATCTAATACGTCTACTAACCCTGTATAGAACAAAGTCATTACAGAAAAGATAAATACTAAACAAGACTTATTAGTAAGTGGTACTAGTATTAAAACAGTAAATAATACAAGCCTACTTGGTAGTGGTAATATTAGTATTCCTAAAGGCGATAAAGGTGATAAAGGAGATCCTGGAGTTAAAGGTGATGCTGGAACTAATGGTACGAATGGTATCACTCCTACTATTGGTAGTAATGGTAACTGGTTTTTAGGTGATGAAGATACAGGAAAACCGTCTAGAGGTGAAAAAGGTGATACACCTGAAGTAGAACCTACTGTGATAACACTGAATACTACGGGAATGTTAGATCGTGAAAGGAAGACATTATTAACATTAGATCCTTCTGATACAAACAAATTAGTACAATTAGTAAGTAATGAAAGTAATTATGCTAATTGTATAATTACATATTGCGGAGTAAATGCTACCTCTGAATCTGACTGGAGAGAAAGAGTAGCACTGAATTATACCGGTGATATATATACTCCGTCACAGGATAAAGAAAATAAATATGATTTTTGGTTATCTTTTACTAGTAGTGTTGAACTTGAAGTATATTATTTTGAGATACAGTTAACTATTCCTGCAGGAGGAGGATCTCCTACAGCAACAGCAAGTATTATTACAAAGAAGGAATCTGGTACAACTGGATCTGGTATAACATTTAAACAACTTACTACGGAGCGTTTGTTTAAATACGAAAGAGGAGAAATAGTTACGATAAATCCTGAAGATAAAGAAACATTGATATCATTATTCAAAGGTGGTTATAAAAACGTTTCTTTATTCTATGCTTACGACGGTACTATTGGAGGTGGGAATAGTTACTCTGTAACAGTAAATGTATCAGGTTTACTTGATGGTGCATTCTCTGAAGGAAGTGGAGATGATTTAACACTGACAGTAGCGGCTGAAGGAGCTGTACATAAAGAAATTCTTACATATGATAGAATATTAAGTACTTGGATTACTAAACAAGATCCTGTAACTTGTACAGAAGAAATAGAAGCAGATGTTAAGAAAAATGGTTATTGGTATGATAGAAAAACAGGGTTTATAATACAGTGGGGAGCAACAGATGTAACCAGTGATACTTCCACTGTTGTTAATTTTTCTAAACCAATGATTATTTTTAACACTACAGCAACTCCAGGAGTGAATAATAATTCTGCTATTTTGCAAATTAACGTTACTGGTTAGAACCTTTATATATACTCAGATGTAAGTTGTACAGTATTCTGGCAAGCTATAGGTTATGCAATGGAATAATAAGTTTAATTAAATAAATATGAGAGAACAAATTAATTTTAGAGCTAGTACTGTTGCTCCAGGAGCAACTGAAGTAGCTTATTGGATTGACTTAGGTCAAGATCCAACAGGTAGAGTTATTAAAACTTGGACTGGTTCTTCGTGGGAACCTATTACTGGTAACTCAGAAGAAGTAGAAGAATTGGAAAAACAATTAGCTAATAAAGCTAATAAAGCTACTACATTATCTGGTTATGGTATTTCAGATGCTTATACTAAAGAGCAAGTAGATAGTAAAGTATCCTCAGTATATAGAGTTAAAGGTTCAGTAGCTAACTTTGCTGCACTTCCTAAAACTGCTGTAATTGGAGATGTATACAACTTAACTGATACAGGAGCTAATTATGTATGTACTAAAGCTAATCCTGCTGAATGGGATAAATTATCTGAAAATGTAGACCTTAGTAATTGTGTAGCTTCTGATGAAGTATCTAACATTGTTTATATGACATTAGCTGAATACAATGATTTATCGGTTAAAGATTCTAAAACATTATATCTAATTCACGAATAATATGAAATTAGGAACTAAAGAAATATTTGGAGCATATTTTGGTAGTACTGCTGTGAAAACGATAAACAAAGGTGATACAAATGTGTTCACTAATTATTACGGCGTCAGCTTTCCAATTGAAGGACCCGCAGATACTATATTAACTAGAACGGGTTATATGCCTTGGCATAAAGAATTACCTATACATTCTAAAATGAAGTCTTGCACTATTACTTCAGACGGAGTTGTTAAGTATCTTAATGCTACAGACAGAACTAAGTATGAAGATGGAACAAATAGAGATATGGCTTTGAATACGATGGTAGAGATACCAGAGTTCTGGTACATATGTACTACTGATGATACTACTGTATATTTAAATCTATATCCTTGTGATCCACATATATCAGAAGCTGAACATGTAAGTAAATTCTATATATCTGCATATGAAGCAAGCAATGTGGATAATGTGCTGAAGTCCATAAACAATGGTACTATTACTCCTGTAGTTAGTATTGGTAGAACTACTATGCAGTAGAGAGCTAGAGCGAATAATTCAGAAAGTAATAACTGGAATATGTATACTTATAAAGCTCATAAAATATTAACTATATTGTACTTAGTAGAATATGCTTGTTCTAATAGTCAAAAGGCGTTTAATGCAGAGCTTACAGCTGAAGGGTATCATCAAGGAGGATTAGGTGACGGAGTAACAACCGGAACTGTAACCAACAATGGTACAACCTTATATAGTTTTGTTCCATGTGGTACTACGGATGAACATGGGAATTATACAGGAGTTACTCAGTTTTCTTATGAAAAAACAGATGCAGAAGGTTCTGTAACAGGAACTTTAACAGTTAAAGTACCAACATACAGAGGAATCGAAAATCCATTCGGTCATGTTTGGAAAAATACTATTGATACTCTTGTACATTTTAATGCCGAAACTTCTGTAAATGACGTTTATATAAATGATAATTTAAGTACATTAGGATCTACTGCGATTAGTGATTATAAACTACAATGTAGTACTATTGCCAAAGATGGTTGGAAGAAAAAGTTAGTTTATAATTCATCATTCGATACATTCCCTCCAACTAATGAGGCATATGGTGCAAACCAAGGAACCTATTGGTGCGATTATAACTGGACAAACACTTCAACATCAGATAGAACAGTAATTATCGGCGGTAATTCTGGTCATGGTTCGGATTGCGGTTTGTTCGCTCTGAGTTCTCGCACTGGGCTGGGTGGTGCCGATGTTAGTATCGGTACTCGAATTATCTACGTACCTTAATTAAATATTATGAGTACAAAAAGTTGTCTTAGGTATATCAGCAGTAATTCTAGTAATAGTTCGAATTGCAGTTTGTTCAATCTGAATTCTAACAATGAGCTAGGTAATGCCAATGTTAATATCAGTACACTGAACTACAAAAAAAATTACATCTGAAAGATATTTTAGTACTGTTAACTAAGAGACTTTGCCACTTGGCAGAAAATGACATATTTAAAAGATTGTGTTAGTAATGTAAATGAAAACTCAATACGTAGATTCAGATGAAAAGATTTAATAATTTATTTGACAAAATAGTATCTTTAGATAATTTATATTTAGCCGATAGTAAAGCTAGAAGAAATAAAGGTAATAGAAAAGAAATTAGAGAATTTGATAAACACAAAGATGAACTTCTATTAAAATTACAATAGCAACTAATCAATGGGGAATATAATACTTCCTAGTATTTTATATTTAAAATATATGAACCCAAAGAAAGAGAGATATTTAAATTGCCGTATTATCCAGATAGAATTGTTCATCACGCTATAATGAATATTATGGAACCATTATGGGTATCAATGTTCATTAAAGGTACATATAGCTGCATTAAGAAAAGAGGTATTCACAAAGCCTTAAGAGATGTTAAAATTGCTTTAAAGGATAAAGACAATACTAAATATTGCCTTAAGTTAGATGTAAGAAAGTTTTATCCTTCTATAGATCATGATATTCTAAAACAAATAATAAGTAAAAAGATAAAAGACAAAAGATTATTAGATCTATTATATAATATTATAGATTCTGCAGATGGAGTACCTATTGGTAATTACTTATCCTAGTTCTTTGCTAATTTATATCTAACCTATATGGATCATTGGATTAAAGAAGTAAAGAAGATAAAATATTATTTTAGATATGCAGATGATATCGTAATACTGCATGAAGATAAACAATTTCTAAGAGATTTGTTTCAAGATATGAGACAGTATATTAATGATAAATTACACTTAGAATTTAAGAGCAATTGGTAGATATTTGAAGTAGATGATAGAGGGATTGATTTTGTAGGTTATAGAATATATCATTCTCATGTATTATTGCGAAAAAGAATAAAGAAAAACTTTTGTAAAAAGATAGCTATACTGAATAAACAAGACATGACTAAAGAAGAATATCTATAGAAAATCTGTAGTTATGTAGGCTGGATTAAATATTGTAATGGAAGAAATTTGTTTAATAAAGTTATAAAATATAAAGAGCTATTAGATTACATCAGTATAAACAATAACAATAAAACCTAAACTATATTCGTACGTTTATATATATGTTTCAAAGATATTTCAGATCCTGTCTTATAATATTCTAAGTACAGGATTTTTTATTTAACTAACTTTTTACTTCAGATGTTTCTAGAATTCTTACCTCAAATACTTTCAGGAATTGCTTCAATATTGGCTCTATGGTTTACATATAATCAGTATACTAAAAATAAGATAACTGATTATAAGATAGAGAAGTGGAAATAGGAAGAACATAGTAATAATGTTAAACAAGCAGGTAACATAGCTACTATATATGGAGAACTTTGGGAATTACTATATTTCTTAAAAGCAGATAGAGTATATTTAATTCAACCACATCCTCTGTATAAAGAAATGTATATATCTGCTACTCTGGAAGTAAAGCAATATGGGGTATCATCAGTAAGAGATAGTTTATGTGACATAAAGATTGAATCAGTAGCTCGATTCGTATCTGATTTAGCTAATTCAGAATATAAATTTATTAAAGGTATTGAAACATCTGAGCTTGATGATAAAATAAAGTCTATAATGACGAGCAATGGTTGTCACAGTGTTGCTCTTAGAAGATTATCAGACGAAAAGAATAATTGGATAGGTACTATAGTAATAGGTTATATTCATAACTTTAATAATGATATGGATATAGAACTTATCGAAAAAATGTCTAGATCCAGTGCACTAGCGATCTAGTATATATTACCAGAATTTAAGACAAAATAACATGTTATCAGCTATTAAGAGTTATCTCAGTAAATTGGCAGTCATTATCATAATTGGTTTGACTGCCTTTTGTTTTTATTAGAATAAGCGAATTAAGGTTCTAGATATAGAATTAGGGCAAGTTACAAATAATTACGAATATTATCAGAGTTTAACAGGCAAATTAAAAGAATAGAATAGAACACTTCAGTTAAGTATAGCAGATTTAAATAACGCTAATGATAGCTTACTTTAGAATGCATTAGAAGTGTAGAAAGAATTAAAAATCAAAGATAAGAATCTCTAGTAGATACAAGTAATCAATACACAAATGAAGGATACCGTTACATAGATAATAACTAAAGATGTAAACTTTAAAGAAGAATTAAAGTTAAATCCTCTAACTACAATCATTATAGAAAGAAAAGACTCAATCTTAACAGCCATATTAGATTTAAGAAACTCGCAAATATTATTCGTAGAAGAAAAGAAATAGTATCGTAATAAGTATAAAAATGGCTTCTAGAGATTCTTACACTTTGATTGGAAAAAAGATCGTGTCAGAAAATATCAGATACATAATAGCAACAATTTAATTAAAGTAACAGATACTAGAGTAGTAGAAGTTACAGAATAATCAATAATATTAATATATTAATCAAATAATAATATGCATAGAATAATCCGTACAAAAGCTTATGAAGCTGAACACGGTCCTCATTTTAATGAAGAACACGCTCGTAAAGCTGTAAGTAAGATGGAAAATGAAGATGGCTCTAGAGGTCAGCATTGGTCTATTGAAGAGACTACGGCATTAGCTAATCAGCATGGAATACGTTTGGATGATAAATTCAATAAGTATGATTGGTACGTTGCATTGAATATGGTATACTCAGATTACTATAAAGTAATAATTAATATTGCAAATTCTAATAGTAGTAAGTTCTTTGTAGAACTAGCTAAAGCTTGGATATGCGATAGAGATGTTGACGAAGGTAAGATGTGGTATTACTATGTTTATGTAATGTGTGATAAGATTAGAAATGCTGAAGAAGACTATTTCGAAAGACATTACAGCAAATACGAAGACGATGAAGAAGAGGAAAACTACGGTAACTATCGTAGAATGGGCAGATCTTCATATGGTAGACGTAGAGAATACGACAGAGAATACGACAAGGAATTCGATAGAGAAAGAGAGGAAAATAGATTCTTTCCAGGTGAAGAAGAATTCAAACGTGGTCGTTCTGTGCGCTACATTAGATATTAATCAATTAAAATCAATTTTAAATAAAATCAATTATGTTAGAAGATAAAATTATTGTTCAAGATCGCGGTTTTGACGCTGGTCTGGCTGCTTTAATGCAGAATGGTAATAAAAGTATGGATCCTGCAGCTCTCATGGCTATGATGAACAACGGCGGTTTCGGAGGAAACGGTGGTTGGTGGATTTGGATCATCCTTCTGTTCTTTGTATGGGGCGGATGGGGTGGTAATGGTTTCGGTAACAGAAGTGGAGAAGCTTCTCAACTGGCTTCACAACTGAATACTGATGCTAACACTAATCTCTTGATGCACGCTATTAATGGTAATAAGGAAGCTATTAGTTCTTTAGCTAATACTTTGAATTGTGATATCAATTCAGTACAGTCTGCTTTGAATACTATTAATACCAGTGTAAGTCAGATCGCTTGCGATACTAAACTTTCTGGTGCTCAGGTAATCAATGCTATCCAGAGTGGAAATGCAAGTCTTGCTTCACAGTTAGCTTCATGTTGCTGCGATGTACGTAATGCTATAACTACTCAGGGTTATGAGAGTCAGCTGGCTATTGTAAATTAGACTAATGCTCTAACTAGCAATGCTAACACTCAGTTTAATATCTTGGGTGCTAAAATCGACGCTCAAACTCAAATTATAAATGACAAATTCTGTCAGCTCGAAATGCGTGAAATGCAAAACAAGATTGACGCACTCCGTCAAGAAAATAATCAATTGGCACTGGCTGCTTCACAGTAGGCACAAACAGCTAATATAGTTTCTCAATTAAGAACTCCAGCTCCAACTCCTGCTTATGTAGTTCCTAACCCGAACTGCTGCTATGGATTTGGTAACTACGGTTACGGCTACGGTGACAACTGTGGTTGCTAATTAAAGAGAGGAGGTAAATATGTATCCTTTCAATAATTTCAACAGAAGTTTTAGAAGAGTAGATAGATTTGGTATTCCCGTAATACCAACAATTTATGCTGCTACTTCTACATCGAACGAGTAGGTTACTTATGGTATATGCCCTATAATTTGGAGACAACTTCCTAATGAAGGTATATTTCTAATGAGTGTTGAGCATACTCCAGTAAGTACAACTACAGATACAGCTACAGTATCTATTAATCCATCTAGATATGCAGCAGTAAATAGTACTACCGTTAATGCCGGTACTGGAAAGCAGTTATTGAATGGCTCTGGGGAACAAATGGTTAATTCTGAAGTAACCACAGGTAATAAATATTTAGTTTATTATAATAAATGCTGTGGAATATTCCAAGTAATGAATCATATAGTTGCTGCAGCCACTCCAAGTGCTTAATAAAAACAGGGCTCTTCGGAGCCCTTAAATCCTTATACTTATTATGAATACTTTTTCTCAATTAAACGTCGGTGAACCGATACACGTATTAGAAGTAGTTGGAACTTTCAAGAAGAGCACTACTTACTATAAAGGAATAGTAACTAACGTATCTAAAATATACGAAGAACAATTACCACCGCAGCAATTTCCAATGCCTAATTAGACTAGGAAGAAATTAGTTGATATAGTTATAAGTTGCGATGGTGAATCAAAAAAGTTATCTGTAGAAGAAAATAAAACAATAGTAACAGATAATTCCATAGGTTTAACAGTAGCTACAGATAAATAGCAAATTATTAATATGGTTAAAGCTACTTATGACGAATATAAAGCTAAGAAGGAAGCTATGGTTAAGTATGACGAAGAAATGGTAAAATGTGAAGGAATACTTAAACAATTAGACTTTGAAGATAAAGAACCTGAAAAAGAAGATCCTAGAATACAGGAATTACAAAATGAAGTAAAAGAATTAAAAGATTTAATAAAACAAGCAAGTAGCATGGTTCCTCCACAAATGAAGTAGATGTTACCATAGAATATGCGAAATGCAATGAATGAGGCTAGTTAAACACTAGCCTTTTTTATTTTAAACCTCTTAGACAACCGCTATTACATTAGACAGTCAATTGTATTATGTATAACATAAAGTGTCTAGAAACGCTTTAAAATGCGTTATAGGTATATTTAATAAATAATGCATTATGAAATTAAACACTTTGAATACTATTATTGATGATATATTACTAGAATTGCGCAATAGCAATATATCAGAATCAGAACATATTAGTAGGATATAGATTGAACAGTGGATTAATAACTATAGAGCTATGTTAATCAAACAAGACATAGATAAAGGAAGAGATGTTAATCCGATGTACATTCAAACTATTAAGTGTATACATTTAAATAGAATAGAATGTATACCCGGTCACTACGAATATGTTAGTGATATAGAAATACCTAAATTGATTGATTTTCACTTCAAGTCTGGTTTGATTGCTGTAAAGGATATGTATGGTAATCTGATTTAGATTGGTAGTGAAACGAAGATGAAATATCAAAAGTATAGAAAATATACATGTAAAGACTACATTGCCTACTTAAGAAATAATAAACTATACGTGGAAGGAGGCAATAACCAACTAGAATGGGTAGAGGCAGATGTGATTCTTGAAAATCCATTTGATGCAGGAGAATGCTTTGATCCAGATCAACCGTATCCAGCTCCGGCTCATATGATACCTACCATTAAGGATCTTATCTTTAGTAAGGAATTGAATATTATGCCTAAAATGCCATCTGATGAGACAAATAACTCTAGAGATGATATGTAGAACATTTATAAACAATAGCAATGACACACAAGAAATCATACACTGTAATAGATTTTTACTAGTTTTACTTATCTAATATAGAGCGAAATACTGTATATGATATTGATTATAAACTATACAGACAAATAGTAACAGACTACTTTAAATTTATAGCTGAAGAAGTTATTGAAAGAAGTAGAGAATTCAAACTTCCTTGTAGATTGGGAAACCTTAGTATAGTAAAAAGGAAACCAAAAAACTTTGATAATAGAAGTTTAAGAATAGATTATCACGAAAGTGCTATACAAGGAAAAGCTGTGTATTTTATTAATGACCATTCTGATTTCTTTAAATTCAGATATTTGTGGAGTAAAAAGGACTCTTTACTAACTAATAAAACTAGATATTAGTTTGTAGCTACTAGAGCTAATAAAAGAAGACTAGCTTAGATAATTAAGAATAAGGAACATGATTATTAGGAAATCAAATAAGATATGATAGATAATAAATTAGTTAGTTCTAAGTCTGTAATAGCAAAGATAATATCTGACTTAGACTTGAAAGAAGATGAAATTAAAATAACAGATATTAGAAACTGGATCGGTGAGGCTATGGAAAAGATAGGTGCTGTATAGCAACTAGAACACAAAGTAGAAGTAATACCTGTTGAAAATTATCAGGCTAAATTACCCTGTGATTTATATAGATTAAATCAAGTAGCCTTTTCATTTAATAATAGCTGTGGTTGGTTGCCTATGAGAAAGGTAACTAATTCATTTGGAGTATATACCAAGTGTAGGGGTTGTGAACCAAAAATGCTTATACAAGATAGTGCTCTCATACCTTTAGTTAAAAATATATTTAATCTTACTGAAGATAGACCAGCTTTAGATATACTTAACAATGATACTAATGTAAAACAGACATTGTCTGCATTAGTAAATTAGTATACTATACCAAGTAATAACGGTAAGCTAGTAATAGGTAATCCGGCTGTATTAAGTAGTAGTTTATAGTATTCTACTAAACCTGGATATATAAATACAAATGTACCGTGTGGATGGGTAAAGATATCATATCATGCTATATATACAGATGAAGACAGTATGCCTATGATTCCAGATAATCCTTCATACTTTGAAGCAATATTTTGGTATGTAGCTATGAAGCTTTCATATCCAAAATATATGAAAGGACAGATGGCTTAGAATATATATTACGATATGAGAAACTCTTGGAATTTCTATCGTAAATCTGCTTATGCAGAAGCTATGCTTCCTGGACCTGATGAGATAGAATCTATAAAGAATGATTGGCATAAACTCTATGTAGAGTTTGATGATCATGATACTTTCTTTGAGAATACTGGAGATGAGCAAATATTATATAATTAGAATAAATAATGAGTAATACATTTTAGACAAATAGTTTTGTGTCAGGAATGAATCTAGACGTAGATATTACAGCAATTCCATAGGATGAATATAGATATGCTGAGAATGTACGTATCATGACTGACAAAGATGGAACTAGTGGAGTATTACAGAATATAAAAAGTGCAAAGCTAATTCCAGGAGGAGATTTTCTATCAGAAGATGAAATAGTACTTGCTACTTCTACTATTAATTAGTATGGAGTAATATTTACGGTTGATTCTAAAGATATAAATAGAGTATATAGAATATGGGATTATGATACCTCCGAACTACAACATATATTAGTTGTAAAAGGAGCTTTAGGTTATAGTAAGACTAGCAGAATAAGAATAGTATCTAATTATGAATCTGATGCAATTATAAAAATATATTTTGTAGATGGAGAAAGTAGTATTCGCACATTAAATATAATGAGTGATAGATATGTTCCAGGAAAAGATCACGATGATACATTAGATGAAGAAGGTAATATTAAAAATCCTAATTCTTTAAATATTAATCCGTCTACTTTACTAGTAGCTCCTGTTATAACTACACTTAATACAAATGGATAGCTTACTTCAGGAGTAGTACAATACGCTTATCAACTGTTTAATGAAAGAGGCACTAGTACTGGTTACTCTCCTGTTAGTAACTTAATGCATCTTACTACAAGTAATACTAATAATAATTATTTCTATGAGGGAGTTGGTAAGGACGTTAATACTGGTAAATCTGCAATAATAGATATTGATGTAAGTAACGTTATATCTGGCTTATTTGATAAATGTAGAATAGTAAGAATTAAATACACAGATAATTCTTAGCAACCTACTATAGATGTAATTGATGAAGTAGACTTGCCACAAAGTAGTACTTCAATGAACTATTAGGACTTTGGTACTAAGATATTGAACACTCTTACTGTTGAAGAATTTAATAGCTATAAGAGTAGTAATTTCACAGCAGGTACAATAGAAAAGAAAGATAATATCTTATTTGCCGCAGATATAAAGGAAGCTACATGGAAACCTGATTACGATGCTAGAGCTTACCGTTTTACTGAAAACAATAAGTTAATTTTACAATCTTCAGATACGAATTAGAATATATCTGTTGTTACTAATAATAGTAATATAGATAGTGTATTCGAAGATTTGTCTTTAAATAAAAAGAGGCATGATTGTATAAATCCTTATAATCTAAGAGACTATAATTTTGCTGAATAGGACGCCTGTAAATACTAGTTTAATGATGGTAGTAATCCTAAAGTATTAGGAGGTACTGGACCAAATATTAGTTATAAATTTATATACGCAAAAATTAGTTTAGGAAGTTTTAGTTCTAAAAATGTCAACATAGGACAGACAACTGACAATTACATATCATAGGGAATATATGATGTAAACAGCAATTAGCAAATAGGAACTGTAGAGTATCCTGTTCGTGAAATCAGATATGATAATTATTCTGATCCTTACTTCTCATCTAAATTTAAAAGTTATCAAAGAGATGAAATTTATAGATTTGGAATAGTATTTTACAATGACAGTAATATAGCTACTCCTGTTTATTGGATTGCTGATATTAAGTTTCCACATTCAAGAGAAGCATGCCCGTGGTATATGAATGATTCTTTTCCAGAAGGAAAACCTATTGGAATAGAATTTACAGTTAAAAATATACCAGCAGGAACTAAAGCCTATGAGATAGTAAGATGTAAGAGAACCTATGACGATAGAACTGTATTGATGCAAGGAATATTATCTGATACTACTTCCTTTCCTTGGAGAATGTCAACAGTAGGCGATTGGTTAAGAAATGAGAACGACATAAGACCTAAAATACCACTGGGAGTATCAGATGCTAATTATAATGTTGCTAGATTAGGCCCTGGTCCTGGCATAGAAGATTGGATATCTTTTGAATATAAAAGAGTACAAAGAGATTTGTTTTCTTTAATGACTCCAGAGATTGATTATTCTGGAGATTCAGTATTAAATGGTTTAGATACTTGCTATATTGATTTATCACATTGGTTAGAGTCTAGATTTGATCAGGCTTATTTCAATGGAGTAAGATATGAAAAATATTTTGCTAGTCCTAATTATACTTATTTATCAGATACATCTACTAAAGAAAAGCAACAAAACACAGAAGGTACTATATACATGCCTCAGTATTGTTTCTTAATAGGAGAAAATTTTAGCCATAACGATGATGAAGCTTTAGTAAACAATATAATAGGAAAACACTACCACAGTTTTTACTCTTCTATATATCCAAATAGAGTATCTATAGAAATAGATAAAGCAGTAGCAACCCCAGAAATGTACAAAGATGCACTAAATAATTCTGGAGCTTACTATAGAACCATAGATAATAGATAGTATATTAATGCAGCTGTATGTTGGAATAATGATTCTGATATGATGGGAGGTTGGCCTAGCGCTAAGAGAGCTTACTTTGGTAGAAACGCTGCTTTGAAATTAAAAAACAGTAATTTTCCAAGACACTAGAACGTAGATATAAATACAGTTCAATCTTCTGAACATTGGAAAGATAGATTTAGAGCAGTATCTTATACTCCATTTTCTGTACCTGTAGTAAATATAAAGAAAAATACTGTACCTTACGGTGGTAACGGATATAATAACAGAAGTAATTCTACTTATATAAGTACATCTAGTTATACTGTTGTAGGAGAAGAGAAGAGTAATAGTGTATATGTATTTGGAGGAGACACATATCTGTGTGTATGGGATCACAGAACTGCGGCTCCTATACCAATGCACTATGGAGATGACTATGGAAGTAGGAACAGTAAAGTAAGTATATCTGATTATATATTGATAGAAACTACTATTAATTTGAACTTAACATATGGTTCTTCAACTAGTAGATCGGATGACATGACTTTTTCTAATCCGTATTTATCAGTGAATGATGCAGGAGGTGGTTCGCTTGGTTATGCAAATCAACCTAAGAACTATTATATGTATAATGATGCTTACTCTATATAGCCAGATGCTAAATTATATGTAGTAGATTCTACTAGTTCTATATCAAATCTTAGAGAACCTTATAAAATAATATACTCTGATACAAAAACTGCTAATGAAATATCAGATAGTTGGTCACAATTTAGAACGGCTAACTATATGATGGTAGATAGTTAGTATGGACCTGTAACCAATATGCGTTCATTTGGAGGCAGATTATTTTTCTGGCAAGATCAAGCATTGGGAATAGCATCTGTAAACGATAGATCTCTTATTTAGGACAATAATGTTGGCTCCTTGGTATTGGGTACAGGCGGTGTACTTACTAGATATGATTATGTTACTACAAATAATGGTTCTTCTATATCAAACGATAATAGTATAGTATCTTCAGATGCATCATTATATTGGTATGACACTGATAAAAATGAAATATGTTCTTACTCTGATTCTGTACATAAGCTATCTAAAGAAAAGTATGTGTAGAGTTTTTTAAATAGTAATCCAAACATTAAAGTGCATACCGCTTTCTACGATAACAGTTTTAATGAAATACAATTGTGTTTTGATAGTTCTGTACTAGTATTTAATGAATATACTTAGAGATTTACTTCATTCTACACGTTTAACCCAGAATCACACATTAAATTTTCAGATAAATTAATATACATACAAAACAACAAATTAATGGAAACTAAAGATTTTCCGTTAAATACTATGTAGTCTAGAATATAGCTAGTAGTAAATAAGGATCCACTACAAACAAAGACATTTGATAATGTATTTTTTAGTGGTAAATTTACCAATATAAAAGATATGTTGATTAATGCTTCATTTAGAACTAAAAATCAAAACGCAACTATCTTAGAAGATTATATAGAAGGAGGCTATGCTATAGATTATAGAGAAGATACTTATAGATTTGCTATAGGAAGAGAGACCACTAATAATGATGCCACATCTTATCCAGGTAGATTAAGAGGTAAATACTTGATATGTGACTATACCTTCAATTGTAATGATCAGCACAATTTCAATCTTCCTAATATTAACACAACTTATAGATATTCACTAGTATAATGAAACGTAAAAGTAAAAAAATTAAAAGATTTGTTAATGGTGGTTATAATCCACAATAGTTAAAATTAGGAGCTTTTGGATAGACTGATACATATAGTAAATTAGTTAATCCACAAATATAGCAATTACAGCAGTAGATAAATTCTCCACTACAATCTCCATTATCTGGTAATGGAGGAAGTGGTATATCTAATATAGCGGGTGGAATAAATAAAGCCGCGAACATAGCACAAGGACTTGGTAGTATGATTAATATGGTTAGTGGAGAATCCACAGCTACTACTAAAGGAGAAGCAGTATCATAGTCAATACAAAATGTAGTTGGTGGTGCTGCTACAGGAGCTAAAATGGGTTCTGCTTTTGGTCCGGTAGGAGCTATTGTAGGTGGAGTAGCTGGTCTTGGAGTAGGATTAGTAGGAAAGAAAGGTAAAGTTACTGAACAAGGTTTCTATGAAGATCCTACTATGACATTAGGTACAGGTATACGAGGAGCTAGGTAGAATAAAGGACTTAGAAGAGAATATGAAAGATTAAAAGTAAAAGCTGCAAATCATAGAATTGGTGCTTAGACTGGTAGTTTAGTAGATCAAGAAATTGCTGAAACATATGACCAAGATGTATAGACAATGGCTTATGGCGGTTAGATACCAACAAGTTTAGCATATGTAGATGATGGAGAACTAATTAGTACTCCTGACGGTAATATGTTAGAAGTTCCAGAAAAAGGAAGACCTACTGATAGCAATTTAGTAGATTTACCAGAAGGTAGTAGAATATTAAGTGACACGTTAAAAGTACCAGGTACTAAAGAAACATTTGCGCAAATGGGTAAGAGAATGATGTCTAAAAAGAAGAGTAAAGCTAAAGATATATATGCACAAAATGCAGAAAAGCTTAATAAGATGAATGATTAGATTATTCACGATAAACTGTTTAGTATACAAGAAGGTATTAAAAAAGTAAAGAATAATACTAACAAGTTCAAAGATGGCGGTAGCAGCATTATTACGGCTAATAACAAAGGTAAATTGGTACAAATAGCAGATAGACTTTATAGACCGTTTAACTATTGGGAAGACGTGTATGATAAACAACAGTATACACCAGGGTAGGCTCAACCTGTAACTGCTAATACAAGTGAACAGATAAATAATAATAGCACTACTAAAGTACCTACTAACACACAATCATTTGGTTATAAACCATCTACTTTAAATGAAATGGTTAGTTCTGCAGACAAAGCTGTAAATACTGGAGAATGGAGAGGAGGTACTCCTTATTGGTTACTATCTTCTACAGGTTATTCAGCTCCAGCAGCTGCTAAGTCTACATATTCGGATTTACCTTTACTTAATAATGAGCTTGATTTATCATCTGAAAGCGTAGATAGACTAAGTAATGATGAATATATACCAGTTAGTGCAACGAGATCTGTAACAGGATCTAATGTAGAACCAATAAATACATATAAACCAACACTCGATAGTATTGATTGGCTTGAAGCTATAGAAGATGTGACTTCTGGCGTAGCTCAGCTCGCTCCTGTATTCTCTAATCTAAATGCTAAAGCTGAAAGTTTTGATTCTGTTCACAATCCGTATTCACAAGCTATTATGAAACAAATGGCTGGTAGAAGATACGATGTATCTCCGGCGGAGAGAGCTATTAGAGAAAACAGAGCTGTATCAAATTATAATGCTGCGCAATATAATCCTACTACTGGAGCTAATATGGCTTATAGATTGTAGAGTCAGATAGCAGCTAATAAAGCTATATCAGATCTATATTCTTATAAGAATAATGCAGATAATCAATATAGAGCAGAATATGCTAATACTATGAATAATCTTGGACAACAATTTGCTCAAGCACGTAATCTAGCTATAGATTATAACGCTAGAAGCAGAGCTACTGCTAGAAATATTAAGAGAGCTGGTTTAGCACAGTTAAGCCAATTTGCATAGAATAAAGAACTTATGCGTAACCAAAAGAGTAGAGATATGGCAATGTTAGATTTATATGGTCCATTCTTAGAAGCTGGATATGATAGTAAAACTTTAAATAAAGTATTGTCACAATTTAGAAAGAAATAATTATGGGAGCAAATATGTATGATCAAGCCGCATAGGCTTAGTTTTTAAACACTTACGCTCCGATAAATTTCGGAGAATTGTATAGAATAGGAGCTGCTCAAAAACAAGCAGTAGATGAAGCAGCTCAATAGTTTAGTAATCAGTTATAGAAATTTGGAGAATTTCGATCTCCTTCTAGAATAGATACTTAGAATTATTACAATCTTACTATAGGTAGAGAAGATTTTTAGAACGCAATTAATCAAATGGTTTCTAATCCAGACTATATGAAAGATTCTGCGAATAGAGCTCAACTTCAATCGTTGATAAATAGTGTAGACTATTCAGCTTTAAGTCAATTAAAAGAAAGTGCAGATTATCAAAGACTTGGTTTATAGACTAGAGCCAAAATGAAAGCGGAAGGTAGATTAAAAGATAGTTGGGATAAATCTGATATTGCAAACTATGATACTTTAGGTTCTAGAAAAATCTTTGATGATATTACTCCTGTTGCTTACATGAATCTTAATGAACTAAGCACTCCTTATTTTAATGACTTAAAACCAGGTTTCTTAGGTACAGAATATGTTAATGGTACTAGATATATTGTAACTGGGAATAATATGGAAGATTTATTATCTGTAGCTAATGCTAAATTTAATGACTTAATTGATACTCCCCAAGGACAAAAATATTATGAGGAATTTTTAGATAGAAATGCAGGTAATGCTGAGGCAGCTAAGCAACAATTTATAAACGCTGTAGCACAGTCCCAAATAGATAGGACTCGTAGACCAAAATACGATGTAGATCCATCCTTTATAGAATAGTTGCGTTATAGTTTGAAAAACAGACTAGGCTCTGAGAAAACGTCTCAATCTCTTCCAGACTTATCCAGTATACTAGCCAATACTACAGTAACTAACAATTTTGCTACTTTAGGAGGTTTAAATCCAGAAGAAAGAGAAGCAATTGCTACAGGAAATGCAACTAAGGAGATATATTAGAAAGCAAGTAGCAATATGAGTAATAATTTAAAACAAGCGTGGTTACAATTATCACAATCTTCTGGAGTAAATAGTGCTTCGAGGAAATTACTAGATATGATAAGTCAACCTTTGTCGAATGAGGTAAACAACAGTTTACTACAAGAAGGAGGAGGAGATGTTATTGGAAAAGATACTAAAATAACAGGTTCTACAGCTAATATGACATTGGGATCAGATATGACGTTTGGGTTATTAGGATTCGAGAATGGAGCATTAGGTTATGCTATGACCCGTATGAATAATGCTACAGATGATAGAAAGAAACAAACTTGGAAAGATAGAGCTATAGCTATGAGCACTATTCAACAAGCTTGGTATAATGATCAGTTCAGAGACGTTATTGTAAAAGGAGATGGCAAAGTACTTAGCGATAATAATGAGGTATATCATAAGCGTAAAGTTTATATACCGATAGATCAATTAAGGAATATTGGATTCAATTCTATTGCTAAAGGAGATTTTGCAAAATTAATAGGAGCAAAAGTAGTAGCTCTAGGAGATGTACTAGATGAATAGGAGATAAAAATAACTCAATCTATTGATCCAGAAACTGGAGAAGTAGAAAGTGATGGTACAGAAAAAAAATTAACGAGAAAGAAGTTAGATAAGACAGACCTATATGTAGAACTTGATGCTACATATCCATTGCAAATAGGAAATAACGAAGCTACTATTACTAGAAATGCTAACTATGAAAACAGTGTTAGAAGTCTAGGAACTAAAGAAAAATATTCACAAGCAGGAGATTCAGCTAACAGATATCTAAGATAATATGGAAGATAACAAATTCATCATAGGCGCTCCTAAAATGAACGCCTTTAATTACAGTTCTTTAAAAGATACAGTACAAGACATACCTACTACTTCTGAAAGGAAATAGTAGGTATAGGATTATAATGGTGATATACCAACCAGTTTGGCAGATATATATACTAGAAATAGAACAAATGATAACAAACCAAAAGAAAATGATTCTGCTTGGAATGATTTTCTTACTAGTTTCGCAATAGGTTTCAACCCAATAGGAACATTATCTACTAAGGCTTTATATAAATCATATAATAGTGAGTTAGGATAGTCTATCGTAGAAAAAGCTCTGGAAACTAACATAAAATCATTAGAAGGAGATCTAGCAAGAAAAGAACTACGTACTATGCAAAGTATAGAGTTCTTGACAGATTATGAACAAAAGAGACAACAATTGAATGAAGCGATAGCAAAAAAAGACATTGATACCGCAGAAGCATTAAACGAGTACTTATAGTCTAATGCTAAGACATATGAAATGTTAATTAAAGGAAATAGTAAATTGGCTCCTTTGTACTATGATGGATTTGAGGCAAACAGTATTACTGGTGAAAAAACTAAAACAATTGGTTTATAGATAGATCCTAGAAAAATATCTTTATGGGATAGACTAACTATGGCAGTATCTACAATGTTTGATAATAAAGCAGAAGCCTATGAAGCTTATGTCAAAGCTGGTTATGATGATGCAGTGTTAAATATTAAACCAAAGAAAAATATATGGAATAACCCAGATAGAACAGAAATCATAAATAATCTCAAGAAAGTTTATGATGACAACATCACATCTCAAGATATTAAGATATAGAAAATAAAAGATAGACAGAATATATTAAAGAATGGAAGTTGGTTCTTTGATCCTAATTAGATATCTCCTGAGTTCAGAGAAAAAGTAAATACAAACCAATTTGAATGGGGAGATTTACAGTCATATCCATATGCAATACCTCAACTAGGTTCTTCTTTAGGAGAATTAGCTACTACTGTAGAAACGGCTACATTGGGTAGATTAGTTAGTGCTGCAGCTAAAACTGCAGCTAAACGAGGAAATCCGTACTCTGCAGCACTTATGGCAATAGGAGAATTTGGTTTAAACGCTGCTAATAGCTATTACCAACGTACACAAGAAACTAATGCAGAATTATTTGATGCATATTTAAATAATATAGTAAATCAAATGGATTCTGGTAGTATCGACGTTGACAAAATATTAGATCAAGGAGTTGAACAATTAAAAGCTAGAGGAGTAAATGTAGATGAATTGACTGCCCCTCAGGTATTAGAACAAATGCTCCTTTATAATATTAAGACCGGAGATTCTAATTTCGAAAGAATAAAACTAAATGCTTATAATGGTTTAGATGATGTATGGACATCTAATATGGCACTAGGGTTGTGGGATGCAATGGATATGGCGTTGTATTCATACGGAGGTAAATTAGCGGTAAAATCAGCTAAGGATTTATTAGCTAGTGGTGGAAAGAAATTGGCGGATGCTACAAAATTATCTAAAGTAACCGATATAGCCAATAATATCATAGATACTAGACTGAACAAGGCTTTATATAAAATAGCTTCAAGAGATATTTATACCGCTAATAAGTACAAAGATGTGCTCAAAACTATAGCCGGAATGGGTACTAAACTTGGTGTAACTGCATTTGGAGAAGGTACAGAAGAAGGACAACAATATTTAATCCAAAAGAATTATGACTTACAAAGTAAGTATAATCCTACTAGCATGAATATAGTAAACGCTTTCTTCAAGAACTTTAAATATGGTGTAGAAGCTAATATGGCTTTGATGGGTTTACACCCCGATGAAGCTCTTAACAACGATAAAGAATTAGAACAAAACATGAAAATTGGTTCTTTAATTGGTTTGTTAATGGGAGGAAGTGGAACCGTAATAGCTGATGGCAATCAATTAATACGAGATGTAAAGTCCAATAACATTCTTCGTAATATGGCTGCTTATGACATCAGTAACAAAGAAGAAGACGTTAAGGTTGACAGATGGTATAATGCAGTTAAAAAAGGTTATACGCAGGATGTAATGAAGAATCTTTAGGATATTAGAGATAGATTCTTGCCAGAAGGGCTTACTCAAGAGGATATAGATGAAGATATTAGAAAAGCAGCACTTATAGAAAGTATATATCATAATCCCAATGTAGATGATAATCTTAACAATTTAAACATTTATAGAGGAAGCGAAGAACATAAAATATTTGTAAAAAATGCAATAAAAGCTTATGATATAGAACGAGTATTCAACAAACAAGCAAAAGAAGCACAGAAGAATTTAGATGCTAAAATAAATGAAGTATATTCTTCTGATGAATTCACTAACATGGTGGATGAATACTGGGGTAATTTGTCTGATGCAGAGAGAGAATCATGGGGTACTCAAACCAATCTCATTAATGAGATCAGAAATATACAGTAGGCTTTTACTACTGTGACTGTTCTTAATAGATTAAAAAGACAGTTAAAAGACATGGATTCTTTCATAAATGAGGCTAGAAATAATGGTCTAGATGTGACAAATGACAATATAGCAGCTGTAGTAAATCTAATTAACGATAGCACGAGAAACCTAGAAAAGCTTATAAAAAAGGATAAAAAAATGAACGAAGAATTAAAAATCGTCTTCGGTACAAATAGTAATCCTGAATTAGAACAACTTATTGCAGATAGATACATATTAGAAGGTTTATTACGAAAAGCAGTAAACAGACGTTCTGCTTATTAGAATGGAATAGTACTTCAAGCAGATAGAAGTAGATCTACAGATTTCAATATTAGAAATTGGGGTCAACTTACTGATGAAGAGAAGCAAAATGTAATAGATGAATATACCAAATTAGCAGAAAAAGAAGGTAAAGAAGCTCCGAGCATCAAGTCCATAGTAACTAAATACAATAATAACATAAAACAACAAGAAGCACAGTGGGATGATTCTGTACAAGCTGCTAGAAACTATGCTAATGAGATTATTAAATCTGATATGGATAGATATTCTCACAACGATAGATCATATAATGATCTAGATGAAGTAGAGAGTGCTGAAATAGAAGATACACAAGACGTTGAGTAGGAAGAAGAAGTAGATTTTACACCAACTGGAGTTGGAGATAATTCTGGATCTTAGATTGCCACCAAAGATTTGGATGTAAAAGAAGCAGAAGAAAAGTCTGCTGTAGTTGATGATATCTATAAAGAAACTGAAGAAGATAAACTAACAGGCGAAAAAGAAGTAGAAGTAGCTGATGTAAACGAATTGGATATTAGTCAAATGGTTACAGTAGCTGACAGTGCAGAAGATATAACTGGTGATAAAACTCCATAGGAATTAGCAGAAGAAGAGATAGAAAAAAGTAAGCAAGCTAAGGACGACACTAAAGAAAAGATTGATTTCGAAAACCTTATGGACGCTTCTAACTTTAGAGATCCTGGCGATCAAGATGGTGGTTTAACTTCTGATGATAATCCTTTTTTAAATCCAGAACCAGAAATACCAGAAGCTATTAGAGCAACTATGGTGGAAGAAGAACCTACAGAATTACCATATGTAGATCCTGTTTCATTAGAGAAGTCTGCTAATAAAGCTTTTCCAGATGCAGAAGACTATTTTATAAATAAAGAAGGTAGAGTATTCTTAAATGGTAAAGAAATAACTAAAGAGCAAATATAGAAAGAAAATTTAGCAGAAGAATATTAGTCTGATCCAAATGAAACATTATCTGAAAAATCTAATAAATAGGAAAAAAACGATGGTTCTATTCCAGGATTATCTTCGTCTACAAGTATTATGAATAGCTGGTTGGTAGGTAAAACTTTGTTTTATAGACCAGATGCTACAAAACCAATGGATCTTCCTTTTAAAATAAAAGGGGCTAAGACAATTCATAGTGGGCAGGAATTAGGACTGGCTATGGGTAATTCTGATTTCTTAAAAGGGGCTAAAATCTACTTTGTTCCAGGACCAACTATATCTACTAATGAAAAACAATTTAACCCTAATGATCCTACTACGTATAGTAATGCGGCAGTATATATGATAATAGATAAAAATGGAGAAATATACGCTACAGCATATAGAAGTAATTCTAAAGCAACAATAGACTATCAACATAGACTTGGTACTGTAGAGAAAGGATCTAAAGCTGCTGAAGACTTAAATACATTAGCTTCTCAAAAAGAATAGGTAGTTAAGTTTTATTTAGAAAAGTGTCCTAAGGATAAAAACGGCAAATATATATTACCAGAAGAAGCTCTCACTCATGTGGTACCTACTAAAGTTAATGTATCTAATGGTGTGTTTAACAATCAAAAAGAAGGAAACAAGCCAGTATTTAGAAAGTTATCGGAATGTAAAACATTTCAAATACCTTTAGATCCTAATAAAATACTTACAGAATGTACTTTTGGTTATGGTGTAGGAGGTATTCAAGTAGGATATAAAGCTGATCCGTTTGCATTTAAATAGTTAGGTTCTGATGAAGTAATAGCTAATAGCGGAGGATTTGCTGGTAAACTTGCTATTTTTCCTAAGCCGTCCGCAACTCCTAGAGGTAGATTTACATTACCTATTTATCTTAGTGAAAAGTTCTTTAGAGATGATACTATTACTAGACCATCTGATATTCAGCTAAGAAGTCATGATAGTTAGGGTAATCCTACTCCAGATGGGTAGTATCACAATTTTATGGAATATATACTTGATTTAATTACAGATGGAGATCCATATGATGTATTACCACTGATAGTAAATCAAGGAGAAAAGACACGTCTTGCTTCTAAGAAAGAAGAAGAAATGTAGTTCTTGGCTAAAAAGCAATTAGGTTTTGATTCAGAAGCAGATGTTTTCTATTTTGCTAGTCCTAAGGAAGGAGTATATCGTAGAACATCTGTTCCATTAAAATCTGTTAAAACTGATCCTAGAATTAGAAAAGCAATCATATGGTATTTAATGTAGAATTATCACTGGAATACTGATAAAAATGTTCTTAGTTCATCATTACCAGAGAAATTGAGAGATTTGGCTACTCGTGTATTAAAACCAGGAGATGAAAAATTGGTATTGTTTCCAGGAGAATTAGAATTTTCTATAGTAGAACTAGGTTTAGTAGCGAAGAATGGTAAATTTGTAAAAGATAAAGTAGCTCCACCTGCGTTAGCTTGGGCAATTAATAGTGGTAAGTTGCTGACTGATATGGGAGAGTATGCATTTAAAGATGGTTTTATATATGCAGAAGGTATTACAGTTGAACAATCAGAAACTCCTGTAACAGTATCTACTGAACCTATTAGTAAACCTACTCCTAAACAAGAAAAAACTCAAATAAGAGAAACTAAACCAGAATCAGTTGAGGAAATTAAACCGGTTGAGCAAAAACAAGAAGTAAAAGAACAACCTAAAGTTAAACCTACATCTGAGAATAGACAAAGTAGGAGAGCTAAAGCTCAAGAACTAGCTAGATCTCTTAAACAACCTGACGCAAATGCCCCTAAAGTAAGTAGATATATGACTGCTGAGGAGGCTAACGCTTATGCAGAATCACTTGGGTAGAAGGTAGCAACTAGTAACTTTGTTTATCTATATGATATGGATGGTAAACCACAAATGTTTATCAAATCTATGTTAGAGAAAGTGTTCCAAGAAATAGGTGAATAGCCTACTTTCTATGTTACTGGTATGTATTCTACTGAGGAAAATGAGGTAAATAGAATATCACAGGATTTACGCGAAGCTAAATCGTGGTTAATGGAAAAATTAGGTTTAGACGTAGATCAAGTTATGGTATTCAACGGAGTAATGAGAGCTGCTTCTAATGGTCCTAGAGTGTATGGTGTTACTAGGTTAGCTACTAATGGAATAGGTAATATTATTCTTGGGCAAGGCGCTGGCAAAGGTATTCAATATCATGAAGCATGGCACTATGCCAACTTATTATTACATTCTCCTAGAGAAAGATAGATTATATATGAGGATTATGTCAAACATCATCCAGAATATAAGAATGCTACTATGAATGAAGTAGAAGAGGCTATGGCTGAGGACTTCCGTAGTTGGGCAATAGTTCAAAATGCTAAATGGTTTAATTTAGGATATCAGACTATTAAGTTCTTTAGAGCTGTTAAGGATTTTGTTAAATCATTTTTTGGTATGTCTGATACTTTATATACTACTGTGTATAAAGGTATTAACAAAGGTAAATATAGTGAATATAAAATAAATCAAGCATCTGTAGAAGAGTTTAATAAAGCTTTTACAGATAAGGGTACTTTCTTTTCTATTCCTGGTGTACCTTAGGATAGATTAACAAATATGCCTTCCATTATTAATCCGGATGTATTCTATAATGTACTTGATTCTTTAACTAGTACTTTATTGTCTGTATTTAATGTTAGACAAGCCTCTGACATATCTAAACTTACAGACAACTTAGATTATTTACCTTCTATTATTGAAAGTAACATGATGGCTGGACTTACTCCTGAAGAAAATGAATAGTTAATCGAAGAAGTTCTTGATAACTGGGACATCTTTAGAAGAGAAATGGCAGAGCAATTGACTACCTTAAATATTAAGGCTGAAGAGGTTGAAGTAGACAAAAACGATGATGTAAACGGTAAGAATTCTGACGAACGTTATGACAGAGTAGCTTTCGAGTTTTCTAAGAAACTTAATATGTCTTTCAATGCCAAACTATTCTTCTATTCAATTCCTAAAATGGAGTATAACAAAAACAAAGAACTTGTTCCTGTAGTAGATCCTATATTTGGTTTGAATATGACTGAATCATTTGATGTCACTTGGAATAGAATAATGGAAAACTTATGGGATATAGAAAGATGGGAAGACTTAGAATCTAGATGTTTAAGACTGGGAAATGCAGATCCTTTCTTTAAATCATTGTACAACTATATAAGTGGAGCAAATAAACCTGATGAAAATACATGTACTCAAATTTTAACTACTATTAAGAGCGCAAAAAATGAGATGACCACTGTTGAATTTGAAGAAGCGTTTGAAAAATCAAAACATAAAATTCAATCAGAAGATCTTATAATGGATGTTAAAACATCAGTAAAAGCTAAATCTGGTAAATGGAGGATTTTGGATTCATCATTACTTAGATTATAGAATAAATATCCAAAACAATGGGGTAAATTATTTTATGTATCTGGAATGATAGATAAAAGTGATCCTTAGAAATTCTAGATATACTCGGATAAACTAGATGATTTTAAGATAGAATTAAAACTTATACAAAGTAATATAGATGAAATAGCATATCCTTTTATATCTAAAAAACCTGTATAGAACAATAATACAGAACAAGACATAAGAGAAGCTGCTGTTGAAGCCAAAGAGCAACTTGTAGATTGGCTTAACAGTGTTGGTATAGATATTGATATAAAATCTTTGGAATATTATTTGTACGGAGTTACATCAGCTAATTCTAAACTGCCTACTACAGAAGGATTTGATAAAATATACACACTATTGCACGATTCTAGTAAAGGTAATATGCGTAACCAGATAATTGGTAATCTTGATTCTCTTTATAATAATGGAGAAACCAAATATCTTAAATTGGAGAATCCTTTTCCAGTAGCAGAAGATAGTTTTATATAGAAAATGGCAATAGCTCATGGTAAATCACATCCCAACCCATCAGAGTTTAGTATAACAGGACCTAATAATACTACCATTTATCCTATTACTTAGAACAATTATCTATCGGATAGAGTCAGATGGCTTAATTAGGATCTCACAGAAGTACATAATGCTAAGAAAGCAACTTATAATAAACATTCTAGAATTCTATAGGCTTTAGAAGACGGTTCCAAATTGTATTTAAGTACATTCATTGCTGTACGTAATAAAGACGACAGAACTAGTAGAGATTACTTTGAAATATCTCCTATTGAAGATTATATATCTAAAATGGTATTGTCCCACAATGACAGAATTGTTTCACCTACTATGGCTGATAAAAAAACTTGGAACTCTATTGGAGGAGTAACATTGTTTCATGATATGTTGACCAAGTCTGTTAAAAAGGAATTAGTTGTAAACGGTGTAGTAAAAACTCAATATGTGGATGATGTAATATATCATTATTCTGATGATACTCTACAAGCATTTGCAGATTATATGTTAGATGAATTTAATGCTATTGAACAATACTATTTAAATAAATCACAAGTAGAATAGAATCCCAATCTTGCGATTGATAATTATCATGGAAAAATAAAGAATGGTAAAATGGACAACACTGGTAATGGTGCTTACTTTAGATATTTTTCATCTGTAAAAATGAAAGACGAAAATGGTAACTACTAGTATGTTCCGTTGAACCAAATGTTATATGCGTGGTCAAAATTCGATTACGATAACAATCAAAATCAAATGCCTACTAGATTAAAACAATTAAGAGAAAAATTGTTTGGAGATCAAAAAGCTACGTACGATATGATTAATGCTACTTTACAAGATAAAGTACAAGAAGAACTACAATTTCTAGTAGATAAAGGGATGATCAAACGCAACGCAAGCGGTAACTATGAAAACATACTGCTGCCAGAAAATATATTAAAAGAATATGAAGATAAATCTAAGTTGCTACCTGTAGGAAATAGTTCTAAAAGAAGTAAATATGCTTCTTTATATTCTCTTGTTGCTAATCATGTTGTAAATTAGATGGCATCTATTATTGAAATAGAAAAAGTATTTGTAGGTGATCCAGCTTATTATAAATGGAAACGCGATAAAAAACAACCTTGGATTATTACTGAGAGATCAATAGACAAGATCAAACGTCTTGGTTCTGTATTGTCTACAGGAGATAATCTTAGAACATACTGGGGAGATGGTGATCCTAGAAATAATTCAAAGTTTACAGTATTGCATATGTCAGATAACTAGGTAGGATCTATCAAATTTGACGAATACAAGAAAATGTTTACTGCTGCTGAAGTTATGAAACATATTCAAAGAACTAATCCGAATATTGATCAAAATAGATTAGTTAACATGGTTAGCAAAGAAAATATCAAAAAAACCATGAAAACTTTGAATGCTAAAGTAAGACAATCCATCGAAGAATCAGTAAACAGATAGATTGCGGCTTATGGCATTGATGAAAATGGTAGAGGTAAAATTAATCAAGCAGATGCTGCTGTATATATAAGACCGGCTTTGTATAAAAGAATTGTTCAGGCTGTAGGAGAATGGTCTCCACAGGTTGAAAGAGCATTTGAATTATTAGAAAGTGAAAATGAGTCTTGGTTGTCTAATCCAGAATTATATGCACAAGCGATAGAAACTCTTATCAAACCATTAAAAATGGTATACTTTGGTAATCATGAATTATCTAAATTAGGTCTTAATGTACCTGTGTTTGATAAAATGGCTATCTTCCCAATGTTTAGAGTTACATCTAAAGCAGATAATTACAAGTTGTATCAGAGAATGAACGATGAAAAACTTGGAACTATAGATATGCTTACTTTTGAATCTGCTGTCAAAGTTGGTGGTAGAAAAAAATATAAACCATATCTAGATGCATAGAATAATAAATTTAACTTAGAAGATCTCAATAAACCTTCCACTTCTATAGTAAATGGAGAAACTGTGTTGGAAGGTCTAGATACTGATAATAGTAAACTAGCTACTTATGTTTAGGACTTACGTAATCTGAGATTGCAGATGAATACAGATCCACACGAGCATATGGATAGATCTCTTGGTACTCAGTTTGCAAAAGTAGCAATAAGTAACTTGGTTAAAGATAGACCATATGGATTAAATAAAGGTAAGAATTTTACTGGAAGATAGATTATTGATAATATCTTTGGTTCTATTAATAGATTGTCTGACTTGGGTGCTCAAAAAATATATGATGAATTTACAGATAATGGAGTGTTATCTACTCGTAAGTTGTCTAACTTCTTAGTACGACAAGCAAAAGATAGTGGGTTATCTAGAGATGTAATAACTTCATTTCAGATAGATGAAGAAACTGGACAAATGAGAGTTCCTCTATCAGCTCAAAGTAATAGAAGATTCGTTGAAAGTAGAATTATATCTCAAGTAGGAAAGAAAGCTATTGATATTACTACTCCTGGTGGATCTGCTATTCAGCACGCATTTTTTGGATTTAAAAATACTACTATAACCGAGCAAGATTCTGTTGGTAGAGCGTTTAATGATGGTAAAGATCTTAGCCCGTTAAATGAAGATGGTAGTATGGACTGCATGTTAAGTACAAACTTTTTTAGACACGTAGTGCCAGAGGAAATAAGAAAACAAGGTTATACTGCTACTAGAGAATGGTTGATAGAAAAAAACATTATTGGTCAAAATGCTAAACCGTATGCGTTAGGTTATCGTATACCTACTTAGGGTTTATCATCTACTGCTTCTTTCAGAGTAACAGACGTGCTTCCAGAGTCTATGGGAGATGTAATAGTAGTTCCTAATGATTTTACAGCAATGACGGGTTCTGACTTTGATATTGATAAATTGTATATTGTTACAGGATATTATGACAAAGAAGGTAATTACTTAGAATGTAATTGGAACGATTTAGAAAGTAATTCTGAACAACAGTTAGTAAACGGATTAATTGATATGTATAGAATTGCTATATCTGATGATACAAATATAGATTAGACCAGAGCCCCTCTTGATAACCTTACTGAAAAGGTAAAAGAAAATATACTTCCTTTAGTAATGGGTAAAAATAAAAATGAAGCAAAACCAATGTATGAGTTGCTTCCTTCTTATCAGTTATTTAAGAAATTTGAATATACTGGTGGTAAAGATGGTATTGCTCCATTTGCCTTAGCCTCTACAAATCATGCTCTTACTCAAGCATTGAATCTTAGGATGGATTTTGGTACAACTGGCGAATTGTATAATTTAGGGAATATTAATGATATTGATTCATAGGATGGAGAAAGAATATTAGATTGGTTATCAGCAATGATTAATGCTCATGTAGACGTTGCTAAAGATCCTTATATTATTAATCTTAATGTTAATTCTGTTACATATAGTATGACAGAGTTATTACTTAGAACAGGTAAAGGTGAAACTACATTCTATTTCTTATCGCAACCAATATTAAAAGATTTCGCTAATATGATCATTAAATTGAATGGTCAATATGGTGTAGATCCACAAGATGTTTCTTATAGTTAGTTGATTGATGATACTATTACTAAACTAAAGAAACAATATACTACTGAGTTTAACGATTTCGTAAATTCGTAGTCAGATGAAGGAGTTAGGAAACAATTACGAGAAAAATGGAATTCTATATTAGATCTTAAAAAAAATCCTGATTCTTCCAAACGAGCAGTTGATGTAGAGAGATTAAAAGCGTCCCTTACCGCTAATATAGAAGGTAACAGAGATCTGAATTTCTATCTACAACAAATATTAGTAGCACAAGCTTATCAAGATTTATTACCTTATGCAGATAGGCTTACTAAATTAGTAAGATTATCTTAGATTGATACTAAGAAATATGGTAATACCTTAGCACAACAAGCTAATTATAGTAAATCTGTATTTGACTTTATTAATAAAGAAGGTATAATGTTTTATCAAGTTGACGATAAAGGTAATAAGGTTGAGGATACAGAACAGAATGCTTTACTTAATTATTATGTTAATAGTTTCTTAATGAAGAAATTATAGAATGCGGTAGATATACCAAGGTTTATATTGCATAATGATTTCTTACAAGCTACAGAAATGTACGGAGGTTTGTTTAACAATATAATTAACTCATTATTTGGGGAGAGAAGCGATATGAACAAACTATTAGCTATGAAACTTGACTCTATCATAGATAGTGTTATTAGATCAAGAATAGCTAGCAGTACTTCAGCCATGCATCTAGAACAAGGAGAGTTAAAGGAAATGGTTATTGGTAATAGAACTGTTCCTAAGAGACTACATCAATTAAAATACGCAATATATAGAAATAAAGATGGTAGATATGATAATTTATTAAATGGAGATGGTTCTATTAGTAATGCCTTTTTAAATTATCTTATACCTACTTTAGCTACAGATAGCGAAGACGGAGGAATAGATGCTATTACTCTGCTTAATAGTTCTATGAGCAATAGTTCTAATTTTGAAAATAGGTTAATTGCTTATTTTAGTGATTTGATGTCTAGTGAAAATGAAGCAGTTAGAAGATTTGCAAACCGATTAGCTTTGTACGCTTATTATACTTCATACGACAATAAAGGTCCTGATACGTTTGCGCATTTAATATCTAGTCAGTTTAGACTTGATTCTGGCTATGCAGATAATGTAAGACAAGCTATTGGAGATATGAATACAGGTCAATGGTTAAATAATGTTTTTAATGATCTATTAGACGAACCTACATTAAATTCTTTTCCTTCCATAGCTCTTATCATAGCTAGAAATAATGCGCATGATCCAGAGATTGTAAAGAATGTGGTGAAACCTAAATCTAGCAAATACAATAGTTAGGCGTTCATACACTCTCCTTCTCCATGGACAAACGGTGTTAGTACGTATCTTATGACATTTAGTACTAATTCTAGAAAAGATGAAAAAGATTTCTTATCAATTGATTATCCTATTGGAAATCAAAGAAATACGGTTTTGTATGTTAAAATTGGTAGAATTGAAGCGTATGATAAGGCAAAAGGTAAGAAATTAGGATAGGCTACTTAGACAATTTATGCAGCAGTTCCCAAATTAGGCGTACAAGCTGGTAATAATAGTGTGAATGAGTATTATAAAGGGGCAAATGATATATCTGATTTTGAAGATAATAATTACAATGTATTATCTTGGAAATTCTTAAATAGTTTCTTTAGTGATCAATCTAAATATAGAATGTTTGTCAAAGGAGTAGCTACTGAGAATGTAGATATAACACTAATACCAAGTCAATATTTCACAGAAGAATTTAATAAAAATGGTATGGACTAGTTAACTTTAGAAGATGGAGTAACTGAGGAAGTTTTTGAAGAAATAGATAATACTATAAGTAAAGAAGTTAATGATGAGAAACCTACTCAGGAAAGCACTAAACCTAAGTCTAAAGCTATTGAAAATAAAACAATAGATAGAGAAATAGCCGCAGAATCTGGATTATTAGATAAGGGTAATTTAATGACTAAAGTAAATCAACAATTAATGATGACAGAAGCAATGATGGAGGTCGATCCTTATGAAGATCCTATAGCAGGAGTAGAATCATCTGGCGAAGATATATCAGATATATTTAGGTCAGAAGATGATCTTAGTGAGGATAATTTTTCAGATGACGCTTATAAAATTTGTAAAGGTAAATAATTATGGCAAAAGGTATATGTCCAAATTTAAATAATCCGCAAGTTAAAGCGGAATTTGAAGAATTAGTAGCAGCAATTGGTGAAAAACAAGCCTACGCTGTATGGGATTAGAATGGTGGTTATGGTATAGATAAGGCTCTGAATGGGGAGCCTTCTATACTGTTCGAATAGTTGTTGAATCATTATAATAACAATAGAATGATTGCTATATAGGCTAAAGCTATTGTGTATGGTGATAAATTTAAAAGTACTTTCGGAGATTGGACGTAGGCAGATGCTAAAAAAAATGGAATTGTAGATGAAAATGGAGAACCTGTTTTTAACTCTAATTCTACAAACATCTTTGATAGAGAAATATCACCCTTACAACAACAAACTACTTATCAAATAGATGAGGCAATGAAGAGATTTCGTGCTCAAAGATATGATTTTGATAACACTCTAGATTCTTTAAGATAGTTAATTACTAACGCTGTTTAGGCTCGTATTAAATCTATTCAAAATCGTAAAATAGCTAATAAGACTGCTTTGTTGGTTCCATTAGAATAGCAATTATCCGCGCTTAATAATCCTAATATTGATTCTTTACAGACTATAGTTTACTGTTTATCAGATATAAGAAGAACAATGACTGCTCCTGTCAATGCTATTTTAAAGGCACAAAAGAATCTAAGAGAAGGTAGAGATAGTGGTTTTAGTAATTTAGCATTAATACAGTTACAGTAGGACTATTTTGGAATGTATAATAATGTGCTAGAAGAAATAGCTAGAAATGTATTTGATTCTGATTTATATAGAGATATCTTGGGTCCATAGAGTTTCGATCAAATGAAAACAATGATATCTAATATGCGAACATAGTTTGCAGCAGCTAAGTAGGGTATTACTGAACTAACTACAGATTTAGCCCAAAAGACTATGTTGAAGTATGGGGTAAAAGATCAGATTAGTAAAACAGAACTCGAACAGTATGTAAGCGAAGATTTAATTAGTACTGAAAATGATACTAATTTCTTTATGAGATGGATATCCGCTGGAGATAAAATGAATGATAAGGCTGCCAGAGTAGTATTTGATATAGTAGCAAATGCTAACAATAAGGTTAGGTTTGCAACATATAGATTTGGTAATAAGATGCTCAGATTGTAGAAAGAAATAAGTCTAGGAGATCAAATGAGACTATTTGAATATGATTCTAACGGAAGAAAAACTGGATATTTTATCAGAGATAGAAAATACGGAGAATTCATGAATAACCTAGAATCAGAAAGAAAGCGTCTTAAAACTAAATATAAAGTACCAGAAGGACAAAATATGCCATAGGATAAAGAAGCTAGAATTTCTTTTAATAAAGAAATGAATAAATGGCTTAGTGAAAACTGTGAAAGACGTTATACTAACAAATACTATGACGCATTTAATTCCCTTAGTCAAGAAGCAAGAGATGCAAGAGATGCCATACAATTTAAAATATATAAGCTACTAGATGATGTAAGAGATAATAAAGGAAAAGTACACTTAGAAGATTTAGACGCTAAACAATGGGCTCAATATGAGAATTACAACATATAGAAAAAATAGCTTATGTCTATGTATTATGAAGATGGAACAGCTAAAACAGATCTTGATAAACAAATAGCAGAAGAGTTAACAGAGCTTAATAAAACATTACACGAAGGAATGCACTATATTGTCAACGAATAGAAGTTTAAAGAAGCTAAAGAGGACGCAAAGGCAAATCTTACTCCAGAACAATATATTGCTTGGAAAAAACGTTATACAAGAGTACAGATATCTCAAGAATTTTATGATCAATTGGCTTAGTTAGAAAAAAAAGAATATGGTAAAAAATATATGGAATTGAAAACAATTCGTGAAGAACTAACTAAACCATATAGAAATGAATATACTGGAGGAATAGATGTAAAGTATATGTCGTCAACGCTGCTTTCTACTTTAAGAAGTTTAGATAAAGAAATGCGTAAAGAAAGAAAAGCCGCTCGTAAATCTAAAAACAAACAAGAAGATCAATCAACAGAAGGACTAAAATTTGAAGATATTGCAGAATCAATTCCAACAGAACAATATAAAAAAGATAAAGCTGACGCTGTTAGAAGAGGTACAGAGTTTTATGAATTATGGGAAGCTCAACATCATATACGATATACTTTACCAGACGGTACAGAAAAATTAATACCTAATTGGTATTATACTAAAATTGTACCTAAAGATAAGCGTTTGATTAACGAGGAAGCTCCTACTAGAGAATTTAGTGAAATTGATCCTAAGTCAGAATATTTCAATAAAAATTTTGACGTTAATATAGATGAATATTATCAACCTAAAGAATCCATTTATAAAAACAAAGATTACGATATTATTTTTAGGATCAAAAAAGATAAAAACGGTAATGAAGTACCTACGAGAAATATACCATTGTGGAACTTGTATAAAGGTTTACTAGAAGGCATGGAGGAATCTAATGATAAATTAACTTTCATGACTAGAAATAATCCTTATAGGTTACCATAGATGAGTGGTGGTATGTATTAGTATATGAAAGGTGATGGAATTATTAAAGGATTTCTACAGTATACTGAACAAGGAATAGTAACAGAACCAGACGATATAGGTTTTGTAGACACACCTACTAGTAGACCAGATGGTTCTGAACAAAGAATGATTCCTACTTACTTTGTAGATAAGTTAGATGATCCTAATAAGATAACTAATGATTTAGTTGGAGCTGTAATTGCTTACTATAAAATGGCTGAAAATTTCAAACAAAAAACTGAAATATAGCCGGATTTAGAAGTAATAAAAATGCAACTAGCTAATCGTATATATACTGGTAAACCAATTGGTGTAGATGCATTAGGAAGAAAAGTATACAAAAAAGGTAAATAGAAACAGGGAAAAGATACTCGTATGTACGAGTTTGTTAGCAAATTCATTGATATGCAAGAGTATGGTGAAGACACTAAGGCTATACTTAAGAAATTTAGTGAAGATAGTAAAGTAGCAAAATTCTTTGGTTTAAATGGAAAAGAAGTTAACTTTAGTAAAGTTATACATAGCATTAAAAATTATGGTTAGCTGTTAGGACTTGGTTTAAATTTAGCAGTTGGTGCTACTGGTTTTGCTACAGCTTTTTTAACATAGTTAGGTTTTGCTGCTAATGGTAGATATTTTGATTTCCATTCTTTTTCTAAAGCATATTATACTATGATTTCAAACTTATTTGGAATAGTACAATATATGAAGAGTACTACTACAGATAATAAATATGTAGCATTAATGCAAATATTTGAAATAGGTACTGAATTTCAGAATGCGTGGAAAAATTCTAATAGAATAGGATTAATTAATACAATTAGTAGAAACTGGGCGTTTGGACTTTTTTCTATATCAGATTTTATAATTAAAGGTACTATATTAAATTCGATTATGAATAACTATAGATACTTCAATGGAAGATTCTATAATAGTCAATAGTTTAATGAATTATTCTCTAACAAAGAAGATGCTAAGAACATTTGGAAAACCCTATAGAGTACATATGATATAATATAGATTAAAGATGGAGAAATAGTAATAGAGAACAAAGACTAGGCTAGAGCTTTTGCTGAAGTATAGAATGAAATAAGTAATGGAGCTAGAGCTTTAGCGGCTACTACTGATGGACAATTAACTGAAGAACAAAAAGCACAATTTGCTTCACATGCGGTTGGTTCTTTAATCATGATGTTTCGTAATTATATTCCTAATATTATAAATGAAAAAATTACTATGAAAAAATAGTACGATTATAATACAGGAATGGTACGAGAAGCAACATTAAGAACGATAACTAGAATTATTCCTATGTTAATTAAAGATTGGAACAGTAGAAAACAACTAGATGCTTCTGATATAGGTAATATTAGACAATTTAGCTACGAAATGACTATGATAGCTCTATTAGGTTTTGTTGTTAAACCTTTATTAGTTCAAGCTGCAGATGACGATAAAAATGATTGGGTTATGAACTTTTTAGCTTTACTAGTTACCAGAACTAATTTTGAGTATTCTAATCAATATAATCCTTTAGACTTACTTAATACTTTTACTACAGTAAGTTCTATAATTGACATTCTTAATCCTTTTACTAACATACTATCATTTAATGAATTAAAAGATGCGTTTGAAAATAAAAAGAAAATAAAGTATGGACCATATAAAGGAGATACTAAAGTAGAAAGATGGTTATGGAAAATGACTCCATTTAAAAATATTAAAGAAATTTAGGATCCAGCTATCAAACGAAAATATTACGAACAATTATACAAATAAAAATAAAGGCTACTATTTCTAGTAGCCTTTTTTAATGAAATGTCTTGGAGGAGATTTCAAGTTTATTATTTCATTTCAGAGAAGTCAAAAGGATCTTCTGGAGCATCTCCTAATGGAATAATAGATTTTATTTTATGAAAATCATTAGTAAACATAATATCTGATAGATTAGTAGTAATACCGTTAAATAACTTAATAGTTTTACTCATCTCTGTTTTACTTAGTTCAGCAGGACCTCCACTAATAAGTATATCTCGTCTATCCTTAATTTCTTTAGGTAATGTAAATACAGCTATTTCATACCACTGATTATCAATACATATTTGACGTAAGCTATGAAAATACTTATTTTTCTGTAATTCATATTGAAGATTTAATAAAGCTTTTACAGTAGTTTCTCTGTACATAACAAATAAGTTATCACAGAAATAAGGTTCATCAGGATATTCAGTAAATACGTTTATAAGATTTTCGTTTACTAACTTTTTATTATCAATTATCAAATGTAACAGACATGCTGTTGCTTCATTTAAGTGTTTCAGTTCCATTGTTCTCGTAATATTCACGAGTATGGTCCCAATTTCCTGTCTGATAATGATATGATATTTCTGTTAATGCGTCTGCTATTAGGTCTTTACGGGCCAATAACTCTTTTTCGTTTAACATGTTAAATACGCGTACTTCATTATTACTATTACTTTGTATAGCAACTATATACGCTTCAAGGTCGTAGTCTTCTATATTATAACCTTCATCTTTCATATACCATGTAAGAGCAAGGATATAGAAAGCAATTTGTCTATAATAATCATATTCTTCTACAGAATGTTTAAAATTATAGACGTCTACGGTTGTTTTTAAGTCAATGAGAGTAATCTTTTTATTAGCGTGATCAATTTTGACTCTATCTAATAATGACTTACAAGATACTCCTTGTTTTTCAGCTTCCCAGTTAATGTGAAATTCATTATGACATTCCACTCCAGGTTGATCAATTAATAATTCATTAGCTTTAATATGACTATCAATATTTTTCTTAATATTCTTAAGCATATTTAAATCAGCAAATGATATAACTGTATACGTTTGGTTCTTATCTAAAAACTCAATGTATTCAGTAAATTTAAGCTGTAATTCTTTTGCTTTTTTAAGCATAGCATCTTTAGACATATTATTGCCTGAATATGATGCTTTATATGCATTAATAAGCTTATCTTCTTCTACTATTTCATTAGAATTAAAATAAGCTTCACAGAAAGCTAACTGTTGAGCAGTTTTAGGTTTTTCGTAATCAATAATCATATAATTACTCCAAAACTCCTCAGGTTGAAGAAGATACATGTGTATCATAGTTCCTTTATCAAGATACTTTGCACTAATACCTTCTTCTTTACCGTCAAGCATATCCTTGAGGTATCGAGGTCCTTTTTTCAAGAACCATCCAATTGCGCTATTGGAAATACGCGTATTATCAGAATAATAATCTATATCTATAATCATTCGTAGTATCTCCATTTAAAACCACAACAGTGATTACGTTCTCCTTTACAACATTTTATAATGTTTGTACTTTTTATATTATATTCATTTGCTGCGTCTATAATACTTTTCCATCTTCTTAATTCATGCATATCTAAATCATATTGAATTACTTCTCTAGTAGTATTATCTTTATTTCTTCTTAAATGAATATTTTTATAAGTATTATTATACTTGTAATCACACCATTCTAGATTATCTACGCTATTATTTAGCTTATTTTCATCTTTATGATTTACGCACTGTAAATTATTAGGATTAGGAATAAAATGTTCAGCTACCAGTCTATGTATTAATAATGTTTTATGCATATTATCTTTCGATAATACTACATATTCGTAACCTGCTGTTGTAGTAGTTGTTTTACGTATTTTTTCTTTAATAATTTGAAAAGTACCCTTTATTTTAGATGGTACCTTCCTTTCTAATGATTTTACTTTACCTGTATTACTTATTTGGTAATAATTTTCGAAACCTTTTATATCTTTCCAAACTTCATTCATAATAATATTCTTTATTATTAAAACGTAATCTTTATAATAAGGTTTCTATCTTCATGCAGCTAAATATAAATCAGTTTCAACTTCCATGTTTGTATTCCATAGGATTTCGTCTTCAATATCTTGTAGGATATTTTTAGATATCTTGTATATGACTAGCATTAAAAATATTATCATTCTTTCGTTAAACTAATATTCATAACTTCAGCTATTTCTTCAAGCGTAGCATCTTCAAAGAGTACTATTTCATCTAAGAATGAAGAAATATTATCAAAAGATTTTATCTTCACTTTTTCAGTAATAAAAGTTACTACTTCGTCTATATTCTTAACGCCTTTATCTTCTGCCATAGAACGTATAAATATAGAATTAGAATCAGCTTTGTATTCTTTATAATAACGAATACGAGAACAACGATCGAATAGATTCTTATCTATATTATGTGTATCGTTACATGTCATTAATATAAGTTTCTTAGCAGTAGATTCTACTCCATCTAAAAATCCTAATAAATCCTTAGTATTCCAAAACGGTTCATTCTTTTCTATTTCATCAAAAATAATTGCTACAGGAATAGTAAAAGATTTAAAAAATTTATTAAGACAGCTCATAGGATGTTTGGTAGAAACTACTATAATAGGCAAATTACTTTCTAAGGCAATACGTTTAGAGAGCATTGTTTTACCAGTACCTTTAGTACCAGAAAGTAATACACCTGTTGTTTTACCAGAATTTTCAGAGTTAAAATATGTAAGAACACGATTAATAAACTTATCATCGTCTTCTAACTTATAAAGCTTTTTAGGCATATTTAGTTCTCCATTTTCTTTTAGATATGATTTATCTTCAAATCTATCATATAATAGATCATAAACTTTACCGTTAATGAGATTATAACTTACTCCGTCAAGCTTTGGTTTTGGTACTATTTCTTCTCCTATTTTAATAAATTCTGCCATAATATTTGTTTTTTATGTTTTTAACTAGCTAACTAATTCGTTAACTTGCTTCTACGTATGTACTACATAAAACGCTGTTTTAGGTTCATGCGTGTACAAATAATAGTTAAATAACTTTTCACGTAAAGGCCAAGCTTCATTAGGAAAGCCTTTACATTCAATCACGAAACCTTTACCAACAAAGTCTGGTAAATAGGTCATCGGTCTATATTTTTTGTTGTTAAAAGTAAAAGCTGGAAGTAGTTCATATCTATGCATTTCATAATCTGCAGTGATATTTGCTTCTTTCAGCTTTTTATATGTGTAAGTTTCAAGTTTACTTCGAAATTTAATTCCGTCATATTCATTAGGAGTTGCATTTCGAACTCTACCTTGTTTTTTCTACTTCTTCATATTTTATTTAATATAGAAATGAGAATTGTTAGTAAAGCTTAAATATTTACCACTAGATGAAACTATATTAATACTATTAGTAATATCTACCTTGTTACCTTTGCTAATTTCAGATATTATAAACTTAATCTTTTCGATTTTGTTTTGTAATAACTTAGTAAAGAAAGGAAATTCCCCACTTACTAATGCTGCTACTCCACCTGGAATAAGTAATAGTTGTTTACAAATAATAGTAGATATTAAAATTGGTAATGCTATGAAACAACCAATTAACTTTAATGTTTTTTTCATATTTTATTTATATAGTACTTTAAATAGCCAACTTTTAACTTTTTCAAATCCATTTAATTTAATAGCATCAGATACATCCTTTGCTTTAAATTTCTTATGGATTAACATACCTTCTAAGCCTGTTTTAAGGCTCATTTTGCGGAGATATTTTACTCCAGCTTCATCTCTATCGAATAGTATAATAATACGCTTAAAACGCTTCTTTAACTGTTCTAGAATCTTATCCGGTATAAATGTAGATTCAGATGATGGTGAGATAGCTGGTATACCCATCTCATATAGACACATAACATCTTTCATACTTTTAGTAATGATAAGAATATCACCTGTCTTAGGGAGTTGCTTAAATCCCTGAATATCTAATTCAGTAAGATTATTACGCCACTTTGTATATTTGTCTGCTAAAGGTTTATAAATCTTAAAATGATTATATACTTTATAAGCATACATTGGATTATCTTCTTTATAAATGCTTTTTACTATGCCATTACATAGGTAGTATTTTATACTACTTACTCCAAACTTCTTTAATGTTTCTACCTGTATATTAAACTGCTTCCAGTAATTGATGTCAGTTTCAGTAAATTCCTGACGTACAACACCAATTACTGTCTCAGTTGACGGTATGTATTGCTTAGAGCTAACTAATTGCGTATTGTTAGTAATTTTAAGTCTACGAACAATGTCCTGTAGTATATCTGAATAGTTAGTAATGCCTGTGTAAAGTTCTACAAACTTTATTACATTACCACATTCTCCAGTGCCATGATCTTTGAAGAGTAAATGTTTAGTCTTCCTACTATAAAAACATCCAAATGATGGAGTTTTATCTTTCCTTAATGGAGAGTTATAGATCATACCAACTTTAAAATTACCTATATACGCAGCATATATATCATATTCACTTACTCTAGAAAGAATCCAATCTAAAGTAATAGTAGAAAATGTATTTTTTACTTTGCTTGTATCGTAAACCATATGATATATTATTTTTTGTGGATAGTTAGGGATTTGAACCCTAAACTATAAGAGTGCACTGGTACTTATAGTAGACCGCTCTATCCTTATAAACGTAGGTTGTGTACTATTTCTAATCTATTATTTTGCAGTTATTTGCTCATATAGCGGTACACTAACCTACGTATTCCTAGCTTATGCTCTAGGTAGCAACAATGTTAAGTACGATTAAAAAGGTAGATCGTCTGCAGGACTAGTTTCTTTAGTACTACCTAAATCGTCTACTTTCTCTTCTTTGTCTGCTACAATCGGTTTAGTAAACTGATCAATAGACAATTCCGTAATCATACTTTTATTCTCTGGATTTACATCTTTATCATAGAAACCTTCTGGTAGTACCATAGGTTCAATAAATGCAAATTTTACATATGTTGGCAAAGTAGTATAACCATTGTTATTATAAACTACTTTGATTTTTAACAAGATATCTTTATTAGCCGCATTAAGCATAGTTACTACCCATTCAGTAAATTCTTTATAAGAATTACCGTTAAAGCTTAGAACTCCTTTTGGATAGAAACAGTTCATAATTCGCATTATACGAGTAACCTGATTAGTTACTTTACTTTGGTTCTGTTCAGGAGTATCTTCTGCTCTTTCTTTAGGTTCCCATTCAGTATGTAACAATTCTTTACCGTCTTTTTCAAAACGGAACTCTATAAAGTTTCTACCAGTAGGAGAAACTGCTGCTCTCACTCCTGTAAACTTAACATTTTCATGAATACCTGCTTCAAGATATTTACTATTGTTACCTGATACTGTTACTTTGCTTGCTAATTCTGTACTATAAATCATAATTCTTGTGTTTTGTTTTGTTATTCATTAGGTAAGAAAATACGATCCATATGGAACGTAATATTATTGTTTTCATCACTTTCAGCTACAACAATATTCTTACCTCTTAGATGTGGTGCTCGAGCTTCTCTTACAATATTACTACCTCCTTCGAAAGAAATAATTGTCTCATTTTTCTTTCTATAGACATAACCAATTGCATCTGCTTCACCACATAGTATATCTCCTAATTTACCAGTAAGGTCTAGAGTCATTTCAGACATTTCTTGACCTTCTACATTTATCTGTTTATCTTTTGTATGAGCAATCAATATAAGATGATCACTTAGATCTCTGAACAAGTCGATTACCTTTTTTACAGCCATTCTAAGCCACATATAGCCACTACCATTAGGTAAAGTACGAATGTCTGTTCCTTGATAATTTTTTCCTTGATTTGTGCTTTTATATAACTGTATTGCATATCCCATGCACATTTCTTCAAGTCGAGTTGCATTATCTATAGTAATATACTTATATGGTCGTTTGCCTGTCTTTTTGATTTCTTCTCTAATTGCAGATACAATATCTCCAAAATCTTTTACAGATCTTGCTTGTACAACTAGAGCAGATAAAGCTTGGTATCCATTCTCTAAATCTATAATTAGATTATTTTCTAAGGATGCCATAAGACTGGATTTACCAGCCTTAGGCTTTCCATAAAACACTGAGAATTTAGGATTACATACTTTTGCTTCTACTTTTTCTTTTGGTAATACAATCATAAAGCTTTTTTATTTCATGTATTCCGCGTATTCTGATAAACTCTGACAAAATTCTGATAGGTACGGAATGTTAAATATCTTAGTTAGAACAAACCATTATTCTTAATTTTTACAGTAATATCAATAATAGTTTTCTTTGTTTTCGGTTTCAAATAGTTCAGAGAACCAGGAGTAATTGGAATTACTTCATAACCAATCTGAACAAAATTATCGAAGATTCGGATAGGAGTACCGAATTCATCTTCAAAGTCATAGTCTTTAGCATAAGAACTAAGACTATTAAGAGCTTTAAAGAACTCACTTTCCAAATTATACTTATTAGTCAAGAAATCATTAACTGTATAGAACTTCGGAATTGTATTATCACTCAGATAGAGATCAATTATCTCTGTCTTCGGTTCTGTTTTACCACCTAACCAAGGATAAGCATTCAAAATTTTATCAGCTAAAGATTCTTTATAATTATTAGCACTATTATTTTTCTTCGGTAATGTAAATGTATATGTTTTCATATTGTTTCAGCCTTTAATTGTTTTTACTAAAAGAGATTTTCTTTGCTGGTTCTTCTCTCACAGTTTCAATTAAGTTATTATATTTTAGATCATTATCAAACTCAAGTATAGAACATTCTCCAGCATCTCTATTTTTTAGTAGATGCAAATAGACCTTGTTCTTAACTAGTAGACGATTTGGTCCATATTGTTGTATATTGAGTAATTCTGGTCTGTGAATACAAATAACATAATCAGAAGCGTGAAATATAGTATCTGCAGAAGAAATATCACTACGCATTGGATAATGCATAGATGGATTGTTAATTCGATCAGGAGCTTCAATGTTTCGATTCATCTGTGATAACTGAATTATAGTAGTATTAGGTAATTTTTTTACCTTAATAAACAGTTTCTGTAAATCGGAAATCACTTTCAATGCAGATTCTTGACCTTCTACTAATAATGTATGATCAAGGATAATAATAAATTTCTTTCCTTTCACATAATTATTGTAAAAATAGTCAATAGTAGAAGCTATTTCGCTAACTGTACCAGGTGTATCAACATAATATATCTGATATGATTTTATTTGCTGAGAAGCAATTTCTACTTGTTCTAATAAAGTATCTTGTAGATCTTCATTAGAACTATATAGCTGAGCAGTAGTTTGCCTTAACTTACTACTCAATTTTCTACCTACCTGCCTTGAACTTAACATCTCGAAAGAGAAGTTAAGAATAATTACATCCTGATCTGGATTTAAATCTATTAAATCATTTTCTAATGTATTAACAAAAGAAGATTTACCACTTCCTGATATACCTACTATAGTATATATAGTATTAGGTTCAATTCCTCCCATACATTGAGTATTGAACTTATTCCATCTAGTCTTTAAAGATTGAATCGTATGATTCTTTCTTTGTTTAATATATTCTACTGCTTCTGTTGTTGCAGCTGATATATGACGGAAAGTAAGGGTATTAGAGAAGTTCTGTTCCATAACTATCACTAATTATTGGTTCTTCTACTTTCATTTGTTCCTCGTAAGTTTCCCACTCATGTTGAGTGAGCCATTTCCACATAGTTTTCATATAACCTATTTTTCCAGTTAACATTTTATTATCTATCTCAAATGATAGACAGTTCATGATATGCTGATGCATAGCTTTACTTTTGCCAACTATACGGTTATATTCTTTCCTACATTTGTTCACATTTGCCCTTAAGAAACCTTTAGTTCCATCAGGTCTTATAACATAAACTGGAAATAGGTCATAAAATTCATCAAACATAGTTTTATCTTCTTTAAGAAGTTCTTCTAGTTTTTCTGTTTTCTTTATGACTGTGGTATCATCTACAGTGCTGGTAGTGATTAAACCACGAGATTCTAACTCTTGTATTTCTTCTTCATTAACTAGGCTGAGAAGTTTCTGAATGTCTTGATTGATGTTTTTGATATCATTCAATACTAGAGTTAAAAATACTAATTGATTTATAGATAAGTTTTCAATCCTATCAAGGATTGCGGTGTCTATTTCTAAAATCATAGTCTCATATATTATACGAGCTTACGGTTTCTGAAATTATCTGACAAAGCCTTTGTTAATTCCATAGGCTCATTTGTAATGGTTTTAATTCACGGATTATCTTATAGGCTTCCATAATGTAATACCTATAATTAATCTTTCTCTCTTCAATTGGTTTATCATCTAAGTAATTTAATAAAGTAACACCAGATGCGGTGAGCATATTTTGATACTGTTTTTCTTTAGTATCTGTTTCCTTCCATTTCCATAAGTAAGCACCATTAGTACTTGCATAGAAACGGTTAGTTCTTTGTTGTTCTTTATTATTATACTCAACATGCCATTGTTTACCAGTCTTTTCAGACATTAAAAAATCTCTAATATCTTGACAACCTTTTATGGTTTCTTCTACTGGTACTCCGTTCTTAAAAAAGTTTATTACTGCTTTCGGTATGATCTTCGGAGTTAGACCTTTTCCTAATTTCACAGTAGTAATAAACATACCTTTTTCTTTTACTTTATTATCTTCAGTAATAGCAAAATAGTCATTTATAGCATATTGATACATAGCTTTAAAACGATCTTCTTCTAAAGTAAGTTTAGTAAGTTGTTCCCATTCTCTGCATATTTTGTTTAAAACGTTGTATACAGATTTTTTAAGTAATACAAATAGTCCATCTGTATTAGCTTGGACGATTCGACATCCTAACTGGGTTAGTTTTTCAGCTAGCATTAGTAATAGTAACTGTCCATTTATACGTATTTGCATTACTGCAAATGGACTATAACAGAAATTATGTGGATTCTGTAAGTTACCAGACAATCCATTAAGAGCAAGCTTTAAGGTTTCATTTTTAACCTTATTGCCATTATGTTTAGCTTCGATACGCTCATCTTTAATTTGTCTATATACTTCTAGAAATTCAGGACCTAAGTGTTTAGGGTAGAATTCATATTCTATTAGCATACTTGGATATAGTGATGCAACATCTATATCAATGAGCATTTCGTCTTCTTTTGGTATAACTATTTCAGGATCATTTACAGAATGAATCCCTCCAACTCCTACAGAGTATCTTAATCCTTCAAATACGAATTTATTTTCATATCCTTTTCTTCCTGGAGATACTATTTGACTTTTCATATCATCTAGTACCTTTTGAAGTATAGGACTATCATACTTAATAAACGGTAATATTACCTTACTTAAAGGTATTATATCCATTGGAGATCTTAAATCTTTAATATCGTACCAAGTTAAACCTGTTTTTTCTAGATATTTTTGAGTTAAAATCTTCATTCCAATATTTACTCCATCTTTACTAAGTACTCTTACTCCATATTCATCTTCAATAGCTAACCTTAAATCTACATCTTTTTTACATCTATTGAGTAACTCTTCAGTAGAATTAACATCATTAATATTGTATTCAATCATTGAATCTATTTGATTTTCAGGTAAATCTGCCTGCCAATCTGTAACAAATTCTTGTACATTCTTATACTGCATTGTTACTTGAATTTCTTTCAAACTTACTCTTAACTTATTACTATAAAGCATAGTAAGAATATCAAATGAATCAAAACAAATCATATACTTCCATTTGCTCCAGGCTTTGATATCATCTTCACTTGAAGTAGTAATTACTTTACTTAAGTTGAATATAGATCTACAGATATCTCTATATCCTTTGTATTTCATTACATTATAATAATCTATTATATAGTTTATAATAGGATTATCATAATGAAGATTATTATAACCACAAAACAATTTATCAGTATTTAACTGAATCTTTGTAGTATATAAATCTCCAAAAGTATAATTTGTATTGACAGTATGAAAGAATTCAACTAGTTCATCTAATTGATTTTTTCTGCAAGATATTTCAAATTTATGTAACTCTCCTGTTTCTGTATTTTTTACAGTACAATGAAAAACATTGGGGAATACCTCAATATCATATACATAAACAATCTTATCTCGTATAATCATAATTAATAATGTTAGTTTGTTCCCTAGATCGGACTCGAACCGATGACCTTCCTTAACATGTACGAATATTTAGCAATACGAATATTACATCAATATACACGAATTACAGGGCGACTCTACCACTGAGCTACTAGGAAATCCAAAACTGTTTAAGCAGCTTGTTTAGTCTGTCTTATAGAATATATTTTTGCAATACTCTTACGTGCAAAACCTCTATTCTTTTTATGACGACCAGTTCCTTTTACAGGATTATTTGTGTTTCCAACTTTATGTGTACAAACATATTTAGTTTTAAACTCTACAAGGGAAGCTTTATACTTAGCCTTGTCTTCTTTACTTTGTTTTCTAGCTATAGTTTTATTAAGCTTAGATGTAAGCATAATAACATGCTTAATAGCTTCTGTATTTTTTTGATTTAATTCATGTTTAACAGCATTAGTAAGAATAGCTTCTTTTACCTTAAGTATAAGAGCTTTCTTACGCTCTTTCTTTGCTTTTCTGCGCTCTTTTAGTTCATTACAATAGAAATCTTTAGGTATGTTATTACTATTTGCAGATAACTGCTGAGCTTTATAGATTTTTGCATTTCTTTCTTCTTTCCACTTCTTAGGAATTATAGGTTTCTTTCCTAATCTTTCACGAGCTTCTACTTCTTCTGCAAGAACTAACATCTTACATCCCTGTAAACTTCTTCTACTTTGTTTCCAAAGATTTCTCAATTTAACTCTTTCCTTACTACGAGCTATTTTATATTCTTCTTTTCTGTTTTTATCTATTTTCATATCTTGATAATATTAATAGTTAAACTTATGCTGCAAGCAACGTTGATTTCGGATAACAAACAATATTATTATCTTTACTATCTGTTATACGGATACCAGTAAATTTCTCATCCTTAGAATATTTCTTTTTTGCTATTTCGGATGCTTTTTTCTTAGCTTCTTCTCTAGTTTCTGCATCGAAATAATCAGTAAGGAAATCTACGTCTTTTAGCGGATTATCATCACTTCTTCTTTGAATTGTATATCTGAAGGTTCTTTGCTCTTTAGGCTCTTTTACAGCAAGTTCAGAGGCTACAAATCCTTTCTGAATATTTTTCTTACCGAATGGAGACATATAACGTCTACTTTCGAATATTTCCTTCTTTTGTTGTTTTTCAACTGCAATTCTAGCTTTGATATCTGCTTTAGTAAGAGTAACTTCTTTTGGTTGAACAAATAGCTGTTTCTTTATAACACGAGTAAATTTCTTCTTTTCTTTTCTCGTATAATGAACAGTAGGTTCAAATCCAATACTAGCTAAGATCTGTTTAATACGATCTTTTTTAGCTTGTTTAGCGGTTTTATTTTCTTGGCGAGAGTTCTTTCCTACTTCTGTAGTATAACTCTTTTGCTTAATTTTACCTACTATATTGGTTATTGTTACTTTCCCATTCTCGTCTTTTGTAATATAAGGAGATGGACCCGGTCTTCTAAATACTACTTCTATTTTCTTAGATCTACGTAATTTAGAACGGTTAGTTTTCGATAATTTCTTTCCTTTGTGATCTTTATGTTTACCTGATAAATTCTTTTTCATAATTTTTGATAATTTAGAAATTAATAACTAGTGAGCCCGAAGGCTCACGTTAATTAAGCTGCTAAGCTAATTGGTGCAGATTCAATATCGAGTTCTGCACTTTCATTGAAATCAGTTAGGTCCTTATCTAACTTATTAATCTCAAGCTGTAGCTTATTCTTCAGATTTGTAATATATGCAGAAGTAAGTTCTTCTGTATATTTTAATGCTTTCTTACCTTTCGCACGTTTTAGTTTTGGATCAATAGTTTTAATTTTACTTAAGTGAAACAATTGTTCGTTTTTCTCTGAAAGTGTGAATATTGTAATGTAATTGTTATCTTTCGATAGTTCTGAGAATTTCTTATATCCCATATTAATACACTGTAGATACAATTTCATTAGAAGACGTTCTTCAGCCATCTCTTGTATCTTTGTAATCATAGTCTTAAGATCATAATTACGTGTTGCTTCTTTTGGAATAATATTCTCATTTTTAATGATCGTCCAATACTTAGTTATATCATTACTAAGTGATTTAATACGTTCTTTTGCATATATAGATGTAATTGATTTCATATTCAAGTGATTTGTTTTAAGTTAATACTCGACCAAATTACGTCTACTAGTTAGTCATGCATGACAGGCTCAAACTGCCGTCTCTCTTACGAGCGCTCTATCACTAAGCTAATGCATGGAGTTAGAGAACTGCCCAATTCAGCAGTCTCTATTTTGTAATAGTACCCCATTCAGTACTATAAAATAGATGCTAAAGTGAAGTGCCCAATTCAGCACTACATTTCACGATTAACAATTTTAATTTCTTTACCAAAATAGCACGGAAGAATCCGTCCATCACTGGTTCTAATACCGATATAGGTTTCATTTCCAGTCTCGGAAATACCTACAGAGCGGTCACGTACTTTTTTCTCTTTTACATATTTCTGTAAATATTTTTCATTAATATATTTAGAATGTAGCTCTCCGTTCGAACTATTTCTTACACTATCAAATAAAATATCTACAATGCAATCAAGATCCTTATTATCTTTTGCTTCCTTAAGTACAGCACTCATTATGCCATAGAAAGCTTCTTCGTTTCTAGCTTCTCCAGTACCAGACATAGTGTCTGCTAATTCGATAGCAATATCGGTAATGCTTACCAGTCCATAAGCATTAAAGAACTTTTGCAACCATTTAGGTCCTGAGCCATAGTAAAGGATAACCTGTCCATTCTCCATTACTTCAACTGTTTTAGGACGTTCGTTAGATTTCCCGTTCAAAATCTTAACTTTTGCTAATATTGCAGGTTCATAAATAATTAGCATACGTAAAATATCAACCCGAGAAGGTGATAATTTTCCGTTCATATCTGTTACTCAGTTTTTTCAATGTGAACATTTACTTCAATTTCACTAGAGTTTATACCACACTCACGCATATAGTTAGTGTAGATCCGTCGGTTACTTTCACTATAACCACGTACTGTCTTAGATAAGTTCATACACTTACGTGCCATGTCCTCATAAGCAGCAATACTACCGGCATTAGCAACCTCTACTAACTTATCAAGATTTGGTAAATCTTCTGCAGAGAAGAACATCGGTTTACTACCAGGTTTACCAAGCCGTTCAATAGCTTCAGTAACAGCTTCACGAGTTGCTTTACTGAAATCCGGCTCAGCAATTTCGAACATCATCGGTTCAACGCCTTCAATACCAACGTTAATACCAATCTTCGGCCGTTGATCCAAGTCTTTCGGTACAATACAAACGCTCATAACATCAATTGCCTTGATGATATAGCCTTTGATTTCGAAACGGAAGTCATTGATACCATTCATAGTATTTTCCTTCCACTTCGGATCAGGATTAACAGCTACTATTGTAAAAATCTGTTTACCGAACAACGGTCCATAATACTTCTGAGCAAGTTGCCGGTTCTGTGCCATAATCTGAGCAGCTACTGTACTTGTACACTGGCTGCTGTTTTGATTCAAATCTGTCATAAAAAAGTTCCCTTCTTGATTCCGTACTTGATATACCAATACGGATCATTTTTATTTTAAGTTAATAATAATTTTAATGCTCTCTACTGTTCGATTATTTATAGCATTACAATATAAGAGTAATGGTGAATTCAATCACATAATCTACTAAGTTTTAATAGAATAAATGCTAATTTATTTGAAAATATCTTCTGATAAAATCTCTGAAAAATATGACAAATACTAACATATTTATCGTCCCGTTTCGACGGTTAAAATTCAACTTTTTCGATGTTTAACGCACCTCTCACCGTTATTTTATAATGCGATTAGATGCAATATAAAAAACTAAGTCAATGGCATCTTTTCAGCCTATTAGTATTTCCGGATTACGACAATCTACGCGATTGAAGGTCGTTTATCTAACGTTACCAACTCACAAGCTCATTGCTTATAGCATGACCCACTTGACCATTTCCAGGATTTTTTGTTTATACTGCGCGAATACTAGGATTTCCACCTATCATCGTCTCCTTGCATGCTTAACTGCTATTGCTATTAAGTGTACTACTCCCTTTATTCTACCGAGACAGGGTGAATGGAGTGCAGGTTACTAACGAATCAGCGTTCTCTTTACATACTTATTTGCGATAAGTATTTTAGGAGTGTCATTGTCAGCGATAACGGTTGGCAGTCGGGGTGACTCGTACTCCTTATCTGACTACTTTACAACAGTAGTTTGCTATCTCTGTACTATCATTGAACTTCCCATTTAGCTTAATACACAGCCGAGTATTAAGGATCTTGTTAAACAATTGAAAGCACATTTAACTAGGCTGGCTTCCTCAGCATTAATCTTTCAACTAAGTAAAGTAATATCATCTATTACTAAACACTTTATATATGGTTATGAGATTCTAACCTCATAGCAACTCAAAATTTTACTTGATTAATTTAGTTTTTCTTGACCACTAGCAATATCTCCTACTCTGGAGTGAGTGTGATAATCTACTAATGCACCTTTACATATCTTAAAAGGTATAAGCTCTGCTATTTTTTAGTAGGAGTGTAAGTTTCTCCTTAATTAAATATTTTATGTCATAATCATACTTGCTAAAGATATGTGACAACTAGAATCAGGGTTATTGCGCCCTCAAACCGCTTGAACACTCTGGGTTCAGTCATTCATCATTCAATTATACTCACACGAACGACTAAGCACGTGAGTCACTTTAGACTTGAAAGACGGTATCAATCTCATATACCTCATCCCTTATACGTAAGTTCTTTTGCAGCACGCTAGTTACGGTAGCGCACAGGATTGGCTCCTGCTCCCTGGTAATCAATCGGATCATAGATCTGCGTAGCATCACTCCCCGGATCATTGCATGTCCAGCTTTCATATCCTTACTTTGTATAAGTATGTACCATAACACGGTTATCCTTACATTAGTATCAGTATTTACCTCCCTTTATATTACGAACCAGTTATCGTAAAAACACTAGAGTTAGCTTATTTTTCCATTCAGGACGCATAATTGCGCTTTTGTTAAGCGAGGTTGGAGCCCGCTGAGACGTTAGTCAGTCTTTAAGTAATTTGGCGTTCCTTTCCAAAGGGATTAGCCTAAGAACCGTATTGTCCTTATTTCATCATCGTGTTTATATCCCTTTTTGAGTCACATCTTGATAGTGCATACGGATATTAGGATTTCGTTCCTTTTGAGTTGTTTATAGTTCAGTGTGTCTTCTCTTAAACTATGAGTCTTTATATTAAATAATCACCAGACGGTTCTCATTACCAATACGAAGGTTACTCACTCTCTCCTTCTTTCTTATATAGTTTTCAATTATATAAGTTATTATCCTACTTTTTGTTATCTCAACCGTGATAGCGGTATACATATTCTCGGATTCTGTCTTTTTCGGGCTATGTGTAAATGAACACAAACTCCCTAACGTAGCGCGTGTTATCTTATTTTAGATACTGCAATGTACTCTACTGGAGTGATTGACGCTATAGTTTTACTCCTCTCGAACTATGATATAATTATAGTATTTATAATGCGGCTATTATCATTAACTTTTTTCCGCTGAGGATTTATCTTCTCCTGTATTTTCTAGTTCTGGTGATAAAGGAATTATTTTTCCAGAAGATAAGTTAATATTTGCAACTATTTTCTTACCTCTGCATATATCTACTATGCCGTCTTTTATATCACTACTACTGATATAATCAACTGGATCCATTTTTCCTGGATCAAAACCATCCAAACTAGCACAAATTTTACTTACAGACGAACGTAAGTACTGTTCAACAAATAATATGTTACTAGTACTAGCTTGTGCTTGTACTTGTATCATATTAGAGCTCTCACCAGCTACAATAAAGTAGCTGGTTTGATCTATCACTAAATCTAAACTACGCCTTGCATCTTTGCAATTTCGTAAGATGCGGGATAGACGCATCATACTATTAAGCATAATAAGATTATTCTTGCTCATTTTGAGACTCTTTAGTAAAAGGTGAAAGTGGTTTTACATCCTCTGGTAGATTAGCTATACTACGTACCTTTGGAAATCCTGTGTTTACTTCTTTTACTTTAGTTCTCCACTTAACTACCGGTTTTAATTCACCAGTAGTTGTTACATTCACAATTGCGTCTGTTGTTCCTTTTACAGATACTTCTTGAGTGTTTACATCGTAGCTTACTGTAATAGTATCTACTTTACTCACAGACGATTCTTCTTTCTTAGAATTAGAATGCATCATAGACATTAACTCTAAGTATGAAGGTACTACAGGCTGCTGTGCCTGGATTGGCTCAACTGTACCTATTAAATTATAGCCAACGAGTACGCTAGCAACAAATAAAATAGCAGTTGACATGATTCTTCCATTCATATTGATTACGAATTAGAGAATAGTTTTTTCAGACGTTGTACAATATTCCACTTAGAAGTCAGACTCAGCTTTTTTTTTCAACTGATTCTTCTTTATCTTCTGCAGGGGCTGGAGCAGGATATTCTCCTACTAACTTTGGATAATCACCTTCAAATTCAGGTAACTTATCCATCGGTTGACGATAGGTATTAATAATCTTACCTACTGCAAAGCGTAATTGCTCTGTATTAGGAATCCTATTCGGATAAATGTTAGCACGCACAAGACTAATAATCTTGCGAGCAGCTTTACGTTTATCATTAATCTCTGCTAATTGTTCATCTGTAGCATTTTCAGGAACAGACAAAGAGAGATCATTCATCAACTGATCTACATACTGTACACCAAGATTACCGATTACAGACTGAATAGCTTTATCTTCTGTAGGAGAAGGTTTAGCTGTCTGAATCACATTTCCATTTGCATCAACCTTATCTTCAAGGCTGTAACGGAAGTTTTCTTGGATAAGCACTTTCAATACACGAGCTATGTCATCATCTGACCAGTTCGGTAATTGACCACGTAACAAACAATGTGCAGAAACCGGAGAACCTTCTTTCTTAGTATATAAATATACTGAGCGTCCAAGTCCTTTTAACAAACCGGTAGGTGGAACAAGTCCAAAGATTTCTTCAATCCATTCATTTACTGGTTTGTTATCAATTTCAATCTTTTCATCTGCAGATGTGGCATTGTGCATACACAATCCTTGATACCATTCGATTGTTTTTACAAGAGAAATAACTAAGTTGCGATCAACATGCAACATATAGTCTAAAGCTTCACAAATCAAAGTATGATCTGATCCAACTTTGTCATAATCCAGTTCAGGATCTTTTACAGTTCCTATTGGTTTAGCACCTTCATTAAGTGCTTCTGGAATATGAGTTTCAGGACTGTTGAAGTCAATAGTAAGTTGCTTCTCACCGTTAGGCCCTATAAGAGCTTTTGGTGCAGCAAGAGTAATACCGAGCATTTCTGCTACTTCGTTCAACGGCATAAGCTGGTCTTCAGGTATCTTCGCAACTACTTGACCGCCTGCTTTTAGAGCTGCGACTTCATTACGAATATCTACCATAGCAAGAAGCCATACTACATCACATACTTGTGCTGTATTCTTCCAAGCTTCCGGACATTCTTCTTTGAACTTTTCATTATTGATGAAGCGATTATAACCATAGGTTACTAACTGTGCTTTAGCGTCAGTAGAAGAGCGTTTAATAGCTTCCATACTAGTACTAGAGATAGGAATACCTATCTTGTTTCCTAGAGCCTTGGTTTCATCTACTTCTTCAGCAATAACTACAGGAGTTTTATCCTTCTTAGGTTTCGGCTGTACAGTCTCTTTTTGGGTGGACTGCTTGTCTACTTTAGCCTTAGAATCCTGTTTCTTCTCAGTTTTAGTCTGAGTAGAAGCTGGTTTATCTGCAGTTGCATTACTCTTGTTATCTTTCTCAGTTGTTACTTTAGCAGTACTTTCTGCTTTAGCTGTTTCAGCAGGTTTTGCTGCTGTACTTGCAGCTGCTTGAGCTACTTTGTTTTTCTTAGACATCTTTGATAATGTTTTAAATTGTTAAATACTAGGTGAATTTTTTTGATAGGATATTTATAGAGGTTCAACTATCATCCTCATAATCTGGCGAGTCTCTTCCCTTAGTAGTATGATTACCAACTAGTGCGTCTGATAACAGTTCATCTGAATATGTAATGTAACTCGTTACTCCTGACTGGCTTGTAGTTTCTGTCACGAAAACTACTGGTAACGTGCACTCCATATCCATGTTATCTACGGTGCTAATTGGTTGAGTAATAGAAGCTATATCATTATTCTTAGAAAAATGATTTACAGCTTCTTTACTCAACATACCTACTAATAGACCAGCCATGATAGTGGATAAAAGAATCCACCACATTTTAGTTGAGCGTAAGAAACGCGCAGTAATTGCTCCAATAAAGAGTAATACTAAAATCCATGTTGCTGTCATAATTAGTAAATTTAATCTGTTAATAACTCTTTTAATTTTTCTCGTGCTTTGTTAAGTCGAGATTTAACCTGTGACTCTGAGAGTCCAAGTTGTTCAGATATCTGTTTGTAAGACAGATTCTGTATCGAACGTAGCTCAATTATATTTCTATACTTCCAACGAAGTCGCGACAAGGCATTTTCTAGACTTACACTTTTTTCTGCGAAGATAAAATCTTCTTCAGGTGAATAACTGGCCGAATCATTCAACTGCAGAAAGTTGGTATCATCGTCGATCCAATAGTTCGCTTTTTCCTTTTTAGTATGTCGAATATAATCTATACTACTATTGATTGCTATTGTTTTTAGCCACATTTCAAATGAAATGTTGTTAACATAGCTATCTAGCTTACTGAAAGCTTTAGTAAAAGTAACAGATAATAAATCATCTGCTACATCTTTGTTATTTACAATGTAATAGATTGTATTATAAATAACTCTACTAAATTTTTCATAAAGCTTTGTGAAGGCAGATTGTTTGCCTTCTTTCGCCTGTTTGATCAGATCGAAAACTTGTTGTTTTTCTATATCTGTCATGGTTACGGGCTTTTATGTGTGAGTATAGGGCCGATCAAAGCCCTATACTCTTAAAATGGTAACCCTAAAATATATCTACAGTGATAATCTATGTAGTCTTTTGAGAACTTTTGATAAGCATCCCAAATACATTCCATGAAGTTCTGTTTTAATTCACGTGACATAGTTTGATATGAAATTTTATTTACCATACCACATACTATTCGAATGCGAACATCTAGTGTTACTTTCTTATCTACGTGTATTTTCTGGAGTATTTCTGTATCAAACCAATAAATGATATGATTAATGGATTTTGTTTCTTTAAAAGACTTAGATGTTACTTCTTTTTCAGCTAGTCTTATAAATATGTTCCAGTCTTCTCTCCAGTTCATTGAACTATACTGTTTACCCCATGGAGTATATACTTTGTTAGATAAACAGGTTACCATTGATATTCTTCTTTTAGGTTAATAACTGTGTTTTTAACCTTCTTAGCGATTTTACAAATAACTAATTGTGCTTGTGCAGCAGTCCAACCGGTTCTATCCATGATATAAATCTTCGTGTTTAACGCACCACGACCTGGAATAGAAGTATCGCTAATATATCTTCTTTCAAATTCGTTATACATATCATCAGTAATGATAGGCATCTTACAACTACGAGTTGAACGATCTTTAACAGGTAGTTGACATACTTCAGAACCTTCATAAGGGAAATATACATATTCATCGGGATGATTATATATATGTTGTACCTCAAAAGATTCTTCTTTTACTTTCTTGAATTTAGCATCTTGATATGCACTATTCATAATAATTGCAGAAGTTATCCTTAAATAAGGTTTTTCTCCTACTACTATTGCTAGAAGTTCAATTTCACTTCCTACAATTTGATAAACACCGGGCTCATTTATTTTCATGATTTTTTATTAATTTCTTTTTTGAAGTTCTCTACTAAACCTGAAGCTTGGTCCATAGTAAGATTAGGATACTTTTCTATGATATTACCTATTGCTTCAATATCTGTTTGAGAGTTATTCAATGTTTTCTTGAACTCTCTTTCTTCTGATTTGGAATCAAACCAAACCCACCAAGGTACTACGCGCATTGATATTCTTTTTCTTTAATTTTGTTAGCAAGTTCATTCCATTTATCTACGTCGATATCTGTTGCTTCTACGTAATAAATAAGTTTATCCGCAGATGTCCGAAATACAGACCTAATATAACGCATGCCTTCTTTGTAATGGTATTTATTTTTATAAATACGTGGTACATTGGCATGAAGACGAATGACTAATTCATTTTTCATTCGAAGTTCAGTTGCAGCTTTCTCCCATGATTCTGGAAGATTTTGCCTAATAAAATTCATTAATCCCATTTCAAATTAATTTATTGATTAAACTTAATTTATTTGTAGCATTAGAGGGATTCGAACCCTCTACAGCTCTTATGTCTGATCTAGCCTGATATGCTTAACCTCACTAATTTTTAAAGTAGACTTAACTACCGGCTAGTTACAACCGGGCTTTTTACGACATTTAGCTTAGCCGTTCAGATTATCTCACGCTACTAAGCGCGTATAATCCATTACATAACTTGTATTGCCAGTTATTCGCATTATTGACCTATTCTACTTCACACTGTTGCAATCAAAACCAGAATACCCCTTTATTATAAAGTAGTCGCCGGAGAAGCTAAGTGGAGCATGAGGGCTAAATATTTTACAACGAATTAAAACTTCTTATCTCCACATTCGTTATATTAAGTATAATGTTAGATAATAAATTATGCTTATAGAAAAAGAATGTGAGTTCTGTCATAATAAATTTATGGCAGATAGTAGAGAATTAAATCGTGGTAATGCTAAGTTTTGTAGTCTTTCTTGTGCTGCAAAGAGTAGAAATAAAAATAAATTATTAAAACACTGTAAATGTATTATGTGTAATAATGTATTTTTATCTATTAATCCTAAAGCAAAATATTGTTCTAAAAAATGTAAAAGTAAACATTATAGGCAATTAATATCTACAGAACAAAACGGTACAAGAAAATTACAAGCTATTTTATTAACACTACCCTGTGCAAATTGTGGATGGAATATTGGACCGAGAGACGTTCATCACATATTACCTGTTTGTAAAGGTGGTAAAAATGAAATGAATAATTTAATTACACTTTGTCCGAATTGTCATCGTTTAGCACACAGAAACCTCCTTTCAGAGGACAAGTTAAAAGAACTTGTTTATTTACGGACTATTTCATCATCTTGCAACAATGTTGCTTAAGATGTCGGACGCTCTAGCTGGTTATTAAGAAGGCTATACTTCTCCAGTAGTCTCTGCACTTTTATAGAGTGTACTCTATACTTAGCTCAAGATTGGCATGTAAAAAGCTGATTTTGAGCTTTTTATTTAGCTTTCCTTGAATTCATCCGATTTTGTCATATATATTTCTATATAAGCGACCCTTTGAGTCGAACCCTCGTCTTACAACTGATCCATAGACCTAACAGTCAATTTCTTAATATTTTACGGCAGGCGATTTTCACGCCATCTTCCTACTCCACGTAGGATATCCTTTCAGAATTGCGCTATTCTATATTAGACTCAAACAATATAATATATTTTCTATATATTTAGATATCATGATATATAGTAATTATATAATTGCAAGTTCTAAATTGGACGATACCGTTAGTGGCTATGCAGGCGACCAAACCTGCATAGCCTTTGGTCTTTTAAATTATTTTTTTAATGCCTTGATAACTTATCTTGGAAGTATAGAATACCTTAGCCTCTATACGGCATGATGTCTAGCATCGCACAATTCCAAATGCCGATTTTGATATCATAAGAATGCTATTGCATAATATACTCAAATGAGTATAGAATTTGTATTTATATATTGCGCAATTTATATATACATCCTCATGATCTTAGGCACATGATCAGTGGCACGTTGTCATACTGTCCTACTTCGGTATCGGTCATATTACTATGCCTTACACTTGCTTGTATATGTGTTAATTCACAACTAAGTTTACTAAACGATAAACGCTAACACAGAGCTGTCAATTTAGTAATTTAACTTAAGCCTTAGACTATGTAGTCAGTATTACTACTGCTAGAGTACTTTAGGTGGACGATGCGCGGAATTACAACTTAAATGAGTCGTATCTCCAACTGTAACGAGCTTCCGGGTACTGATTTAACAACTTATCAAGCTGTGAATCATACCATTCTCCAACTTCACGAATAAGATTATTAGCATCTTTGTAAATCTGCTTACATTCCTTTTCGTAGTCTTCCAAGGAAATGCCTCCGTTACGAAGTTTGTCATCTTTTTCTGAGAACTTCTTCAAGTAATTCTTCTTGATTTCCATCTCTTTCTTCGTCTTCTTCATACTTAAATATGAAGATTTACGAGTGTATTCACTCTTCAAAGTTGCATTAACTAAGCGTTCAGTCATTTCTTCCTTACGCTTTTCTGCAATCTTCTTAGCGGATGCTTCAGCAATTTCTTTCGTTACTTCTGCTCCACTGTTAATTACTTCTTCAATATTCTCTTCATTGATGTTTAGTAAATCTACTTTTTTGTCTTTTTCTTCTGCCATTGTGATAATGTTTTTAAAGTTGATACTATGTTAATTAATCTCTGAGTTTTTACAGATTTAATAAAAAATTAGTTATAAAATCTCTATGAAATCGCAGTTCTTAAAGTAATTAATAACACAATAGAGTATTGTTATACGCATATACTTTTTCATTTGTATTTTAATTGATTTAAACTCTAATGATTCGTGCATATTTCGGGCAGTTATATAGTCATACTGACCGAAGTATTTAATAGCTCGTATTCTATTATATGAATCATTAGTAGGTTTTATAACTACAGTTGTTCTACCATTATTCATAGTTTTAATAGTTAAAAGAACTGCTCTGTGTATTCATATCTCTTATTCCACAGATAACCCCTATCCTTCTCTCCCTTTATCTATAGATCTATAGATTGCCGTTGAATAGCCGTTACACTTCATGTGTATTAGGGTTTTGGTATATTTGCAGTTCTTTGGGCTGATTGGAATCCACCATACTAACAATTTAATTAGTAATATATAACAGCGGGCAGAGGCTCTGGCGGAACCTCTTGCTTGTTATTCGTTGCCATTCTGAGTTTACACTCAAGATCACATTCACTACAGTTGATAATATTATCTTGTGTAGGACATTCGTTAGAAGTTGAATTTGAAGTTTTCATGGTCGTCTCGATCAAACAAGTGTTTGATAATTATAGGTTTACATAATCTTGCAAATTCTTTTGCTGTTTCTGCGTCTTTGAATTCCAGAGAAGTACTAGCATAAACATATGCAGCATCACTAAATCCATAAGCAGAATACAAATAAAGTAAGCCTGAAGGTTTTCTACCGTCTGTATAATTCCATCCCCAGATCATGTGTCTTACTTCTCTCGGATTCATTATATCTGGTTTCCAGCCTTTATTCAAAACTTTTGCAACAGTTTCTAACTTGATGAAATTTCTAGTCTCATCTGTTAATTGATAGCTCTTATAATTAGCTATAGGACGAATGCCAAGTATTTTACAGGCATCTTCATACGGGTGTTCTTTACTTATTTCCATGCTTTTTTACGATTATAAGGTTCCATTTTCTTGTGTTTCGGACGCTTTTTATAATCCGCTTTCTTTACTTCTTTCTCCTTATCAGCCATAATCAAAACAAATTTAAAATGGTATTAATCTCTTTCAAGTACATAGGTATATTTGAAAGGTGATAATCATTTAAAATGTCTTTGTATACCGGATGTATTTTATTTGTAGTAATTAAATACTTTAATACATCTGTGTTATGCTGCCGTAGTTCTGCATCGTTCAGAATTCTTTTTACAAATTCTACTTTATAAGTGCTTTCATTGCTGAAATTTGTAGGATCTCCTACTACACTAATAATTTTGTTGCAGAAATCATTTAAGAGACTACTGAATTTAACTTTAACATTCTCTTTCTTGATACTTTGCATTGCTAAAATCTTAGCTATGCTTTCGTTATCAATAACAGATATACTTAAAGAATCGACTCCTTCAGCTGTAGTATGTTGCTGAATAGCTCTTGCTATTTTATCTACTACAACTTCTTGCTGGTTTGGCAAATATTCGCCTGAAAATACAATTACTATTGCTTCCATGATAATTATTGATTAATTATTGTTACTTCTATTTCATACTCATCTAACTGAGCTATTATTTCATCAGTAGATAAGTCTGATTTAATCTCAAAATAAGGTACTAAATTTACCTTTGTACCTGGTTTTGTTTTAGCTATAGGCTTAGCTTCAGCTAACGACATACCAAGTATAGATTTCAATCCTAAGAGGATAGCTAGAAAATGGTCACTGTTCTGTGTTACGGTCGTGACATACCGTTTTGGATTCCTTTTCATTTTTGTTACATAAGCTTTAATTGTTAGTTAATAGTTTTGACGACGTCTACTGCAGCACTACAGTAGAATTTTTAGCGTATATAGACCTTATAGTGCTATAAGGCAAGCGACTAATACATTTGTTAACGTCAGATAGTTTATAATATAAAAAATAGTACTCACTTATTTTAAATTGCACGTGAGATAGCAATTAAGGAATAGCAGAACAGACACTATTAATCTATTCTTATCAACCTACCTGATTTTTACGTCCGCACGATCATAGTATTTGCAATTATCAGTACTAATCAGAGCAATTGCCACTCTTCTTCTCCTGCTTAAAAATACTACTTACGCCCCACAGGCTTGTCATCTTCTGAAGACTAGCCTACTTTCACAAGCAAGCTAACCAAATCTGTTTAACATACATTATTAAAGTCGAATGGTCTGTTTATCAGACATTACTTCTTCCCTAACGCTTTAGAGAATCTCGAGGATTCCTCACGGAATCATTTTTAGAGACACTATTGATAAAATTCTTTTGAATGTCTGCGCCAGTTTTAATACTGTTATAATGCGATTTGTTTGATTCATATATATAAACTATGTCACTATTAGACAAAGATGTGCCATGTGTCATAAGAATATCTATTAGAATCGGCTCAGGCATTGATAAAAATATACTATCTATACGCATACCTTCTTTTACGTCTTCTCTAAAACTTAGAACCTCTTGTATTGTTAATACAGGTTTTTCTACGTTTGCGGTATCTGAGCATACTAGCTCTGTTTTCTGTTGATTGATTTTACTCTCAACAACTTTGTTAATTGAATCGTGCTTTACGAAAACAATTACATTAGTAGCGATGATTACTACAATAGCTACTATAATCCACCAAAAAGATTTATTTGATGGTTTTCTTACAGTTGGGTACTGATTGTCTTCCATGTTTTAATCCTCCATATTGTCTATTTGATAAGCGATATCTGATAATTTCTCAGTTACATAGAATGTTTCTCCACACAAACATACTATTGAGTTTGTTCCTTCTGGTATTTTATTAACACTTCCCCAAGGATCTAAATCATCTCCATTCACTTCATTTTCAGTAGGAGTTACTGCGTAATCAAAACTACATGGAGTAACAAGCATTTGTCTTCCTGTACCAGCTTCTGTTAGATAAAAACTTTTCTTTTTCATTTTTGATAATGTTTTTTGTTAATAAATTATTTAATAGTATCACCTACAAAGTATATATTACAGTATAAAGCTTCTGTAACACTTACTTTATATTCTTGTTTCGTAACTGGATTTACTAAGTAAAATATGTATTGATTATCTTCTTGAAGTTTATCAATTAACATATAATGCTTAAACCGCATTTGTAATTCTACAAAGTTATATATTTTAACTTTATCTTCCTTTCTAAAAGGACCAATAATAGCTGCAATAATAACTGCACATAGAATGAATACACATAGGAAATTACTGATAGTATTTAATACGCTTTTGTGCTTTACTACTTGTACTGTCATTTGTTAATCTCCTCCCATAGTTTTACGCAATTGTATATAGTAAATATTACTATTACTATTGTTGCAATGATTAATAAAATTTGGAATATTATCATTAGTTGATTTTATCATATTTCTCATCTAGTGTATCAATTAAAGCATCTCTATAAGCTAACATTAATAGATAAGGTGGTAATGAAACTAAATTATTAGGAAATACACAAGATAATAATTCATTGCTTTCAGTTATTAAACTATATAAGTCTTTGTTACTTATATTCATATGTCTAAAATACTGTATACAGTGATTATACTGTGTGAAATAGAGTTTTTCATAATCAACTATATTCATATGTTTATTTTTTTGGTTAATACTCTTAAATAATCTAAATACATTAGCTTCACATGCAAACTAGGAAGATTTGTTTTTTAACATGTTACTAGACTCTATCACCGCGATAAGGTTGTATTTATTGATAGAGATAACTACTACAATACCTTATTAGGATCGGATTTTACATGTAGTAGTTCGGAGTTGAGGTGAGGACAATTTTACTTTGATTTATTATATATACTAAAAGTATAGCCGTAATTAAAGAATTTAGTTTTTATTCTTTCGGCGTTTAATGTAAACGTTCTATTCTCATATAATAATCTTGCAGGAAATATTAAGTTATCTCCTTTAAGATATACATCTACTATATCTTTAGCTGTTTTTAAATCTAAATCAAATATTTCTTTTATTACTTTTATTACATGTAATCTGGCTTGCATTTCACCTGTAATATGTATCATTGTCTCTATAGTGTCAATTGTACCTGTTATTAAAACAGATAAAAATGTGTCAATAGCTGATTCATTAGAAAATGTATCTAACGCTTGAGCTAGTTTTTCTTCAGTTATTTGATTACGTGCAAATAAACTGTTAAGTACGTATTTCTGAATTGAGTTCATATATATAATGTTTTAGTTAGTAATCAAATAAAATAGAGTAAGCGCATTAATATAAGAATCTTTCTTTATCCTTATAAGCTATGCTAAGAGCTGCGTAGATATAACGCCTCATTTTCTCTTACTCTAGTGATACTTATTGTTTAGTTAGTATCAGACTATCAAGCGCCATCTCTACTTTTTCTTATGGCTAAGGAAATTCTCTCTGCTTGCTTAGGATTAGTTACTCTAAAGAGTTGCACATCACAGTGAACCTAACTGTGAACTCTTTCCACGTGGATTAGTTAATTATTAAATATCAATAACTTACTGTGCATATAAATTAAAAGATAAATAATAATTAATTACTTTTGACTCTGCGTTTTATCGACTTGTCACGACCTTTGGGTAGCATTAAAAGTAATAATATACGTGAAATTACACTATCTTCACAGACTGTGTAATTATTAGTTTAATTTTTTCAGAAAATCTCTTGCATTTTACACCTAAAACTTATGATTAGCATTTTATTTAGTACAATCTAATATCCCTTCTGTGTTTATCCTTAAGTAAGGTTAGCATATAATATTAGTGTAACTAGATAACTCTCTGTGTTTATCCATAAGAAACTGGTGCCCTCAATGTCTTGGGAAGTTATTGAGTTTTTTGATATAAGCTAATTCCTGATGTATACAACAACTTTTCACTTCGGTGGTCTATGTTGTCTAACCACGCTAGCACTTATATTGATTTTCACAAACGGCTAGTTTTCTTATTTTTTTTTCATAACAGTGTTAGTTTAAGTATATACGCTAACAACTATTTGGTTAATAATATAAATTGCCAGTCTTTACAGCGCTGGCTTTCTGTATAGTTATAGTTCCATCCAACAATTACCGTGCCAAGCAAATTCAGAATCACCTATTTTCATTCGCCATTCATTACTATATTCATCTACGAACTCATATTGTCTTCTGAAAGCTTCTTCACTGCTGATTGTTGTTACATGTCCATCTAACCAAATTATTTTGTCTGTCATAACTATATAATTTTAGTTAATCTTTTTCATCTAAACAACGTAACCATAATAGTATGCTATGCCACATACCAATTGCTATGCATAAAACTAAGGCATATTTTCCAAAACTTCCTATATATTTAGTTTGTTCTATAATTACTCCTACAAAGAATGAACAAATTAAATGATAGGCAATTCCAACATAGAGTATAATTCTTGTATTCTCCATTTTATAATAAATTATTGATTAATATTATTATTTATCATGCTTTATAAGCAACTACGTAGATAGTACATGACATGAGCTCGGTTCGGCTCGTAATTATGTATTTATCTACGCATACATAATATTGCCACGATGTCCTTTTAGGGCGCGGACTAGCCTGCCAATATGGAGTTTTTCAAAATGAAATGCGTTAATTAAAGATATGGATAGATATTTTTCTCTAACCATTCATTATTTCTAAAATTATCACGTAATTTTTGAATTTTTTCCTTTAATTCCTTTTCTGTATTGGCTTCTAAGAGTTGAGAGGCAGGACACATTGTATTCGCGTAACAGTTTAATTGATCTGTTTTATTATTAAATATTGCTGTTCGATGATATACAAATGGTTCTGTTATTGCATCAGCATCAATACCTATTTCTTGTGCTGAATAGAAAAAAGTGACTGCGTAAAATTTACTCATGACTTTATATTTAAAGAAATTTGACTATCTTAAACTATTGCTGCAGAGCGTGAACATAGCTGAGGGCTTACGCCCTCATGCTATTTTTTAGCGGTTTCTTCTACGTGCTTTACTTTCTGTTTCTTCGAATTCGTTAGTTAATAACTCGTCTCCGCCTGTTTGGTCGTTCCGTTTTGGCTTGTTTGCCTGTGATTTTCGGCTTTCTAGCTCTAACTGTTCCGCACACGGGCAAATCATTTTCCCCGCGCCTGCATCCGTAGTTAGTCCATTTGTGTACGCTCTAGCGGCTTTCCTTACTACGTTTTCCGTAGGTATGTCTATACCGTTTTCAGTTTTACAGATAGAAGTTACCCAAATAGACTGGAATACCTTTCTTTTCATAGGGTCATTAGGTAACGTTTCATCATCTTTTTCCGCTATAATCCAATCACCGGCTTTTACTCCTTCTCCGTCATTTACGTAACGCCTAAAATACGGTTCGGGGGTAGGCTTCTCGAATCTGTTTAAGTTAATAGTAGGATAGATAGGCTTTTCCCCTTTATCTTTCCGCTCTTCGTTATCATCTATTAACTTAATAAATGCGTTCATAATCTTAACAGAATTAGGAAACAATACAGTACGAAAAGGCGATATATTAGATGTATTGTTAAGTTCGCTAATATCGCCACCCTCTAATAACATGCGGTTTAGGTCTTCATCACTAATTTCTGACTCATTCGTAACGATTGGCGTCGCTGTGATTAAGAAACACACGTTAATGTCATTAAAACCGTTATCAACGTCATAATCTTGCATACTTGTAATTTGACATTTCATTTGAAAATTTAGATACCTTAAACCACCGTTTCAACGTGAAACGTGTGGGGGTATCTCCTCCGTATCCATATATCGGGGAGTGATTCTGGTGCAGATTCACACACGCACAACCTCTCTACTAAATTTAAACCTCTAATATTTTTTTAGTAATTAAATTTTTTTTCATAATTTTTTTTGTAAAATATTTTTACTATCACTTATATAACTAGCTATAATTTGTTAATATTTTTTACTTAAAAGTTGTTAAACTTTCATAAACTTTGTTAAACAGATGGTAACTAATAAGACATATACCCGTTTATATGGGGGTAAGGGGGATAGTAATACATACTATATCTAAAGTAAAGCAGTAAGTTAATAATTAGTATGTAATATTACTCTTACTTTAGATCATTAATTAAGTAATAGTATAATATTGTTAATATGCATAAAGTAAATAATAGTATAGCTTACTCAGGTAAATACATAAATTATGATAATAAGAGATACTTCTTAGCACCTGAAAGAAGTACTTTAGGTTGTAGTGGTTGTTCTTTAGTAGGTAAAGGTAAATGCACTAAAGAAGTAACACAATACTGTATACAAGGTTACATACTAAGAGAAGTAAAATGATTTTTTATAATATTAATGAGGAATTAGGTATGACAATATACGATCCAGAACTAGCAGAGATAATTAAAGAACGTACTCCAGTTGATATAGCAGGAATATCTTATTATGTAGAACCAGCAAGAGGAGGTTCTTGTGAAGGTTGCGAATTTGAAAATAAAAAGTGTCCACAGAGAGCAATAACATTTTGTACGTCTAATGGAGGAAATATATTGGTTAAGGCAGAACCAAATAACAAATAATACGTTATAAGTAAAAACTAAGTAAAAAGAATATGGAAGATAAAGTACTAGAAACAGTAGTTAATGGCATTAAGTGGAATATGTTGAAAGATGTATTGGTTAAACCACTTCCTGCTATTATGGTTACTAAGGAGTTTACAGAACAAATACCTAACGGTAAAGTAAGTGAAGATGGATTTAATGAGTATGATACTAAAACTGAAACTAAAGAGGTAGAATCTGATTGGGCTACAGGTATTGTATTACAGATTCCGTCACACTTAACAGACTTTAAGTTTAAAGTAGGTGATACAGTTGCTTATAATAAGAAATTTGCAATATATTTTGATCTACTAAAAGATACACAATTAGTGAAACCTTACGACATTGTTGCCGTTAAGTAATTAGATTCAGATACTTTACTACTAGAAGGCTCGACTTAGGTCGGGCTTTCTTTTTATATGTTAATTAATTGTTAACAAATGTTAAAAGCTATTAACATTATTTAGTACTATTCGTTTAGTAAGTCGTATGGAACATTTAATAGTAGTAGTCCTCAGCATATTTATGATATGGTTATCCATACGAGGATTAAATAAAAAATAATTAATTATTATGCAATACACATTTACAAAAGATTACGGCTTCTTTAAAGCTGGTGATATTCTTACTTGGGATAGAGATGTTAACGCTTTTACTATAGATGTAGAAAACGAGAATAGTTTTAGATCTGCTATGCTCGATAAAAGAACTGTAGAAGATATCTATGAACAAGGTTTCTTATCCACTGATGAAGATCAGCATAATAAGGCAGATGAGACTATTGATAAGACAGTAGAGCTGATTGATACCTTGATTGATAAATACGAGGCTGATTACAAAGAAGTAATAGATAAGTATAGCGAAGGTAAAATTCAACCGTGCGTTAAAGTAGAAGCAGAAACTGTTTATTACAATCTAAATAAAGTATTAACTAAGATTAAGGATACACTGAAAAATGAATAAGTTAGTAAAAACGGTATCTAAAGCCGAATTACTAACGGAATTCTTAAAGAGTTTAAACGGTATACTTGATTTAACAAAAAGGGAATTGGAGTTGTTAGCATGCTTTATAGAGCTTGATATTAACACTCCAAAGCTCCCTAACATTAATAAGAATGTAATATCTGCTGAAAATAGAAAGTACATTAAACGTACTTTAGGTATTACTCCTGATAATCTAAGTAGATACATATCTAAATTTAAGAGTTAGGGTATACTTATTAAAGGTAGAGCAGAAGATGAAGTATATGTGAACAAAGCTCTAATTCCAGAGATAATAGGCGATAGAGTACAGATCACGATAATATTAAAAGTAAATAAAGATGAAAATGAGATCACTAATGCTTGACGCAGGTTCAATATTATTCTGGAAAGATTACAATATTATGCGCAAGCTGTGGAGTAAGTTAACGAAAAAAGAATTGCCATATAACAGATATACTATCATATCTCAAAAGACTGAACTACTTACTACGGATAAATTAAATAATATGGTTATATATGAACCAATTAAGAAATATAACAAATTAGAAAGTTCAAAATTAGCCGTATTAACATTTAAATTAGGATCATCAAAGGATTGGGATGAAGTAGTTACTATTATAAATATGATTAGACCTAATACTTTGGTATCTGGCAATAGTATTGATAAATGTAAATACTATAGTAAAATTAACTACAATGAGAAATTAGACGAGTATATATACTAAGCTAAGTAATAAGTATAATATACCATATCAAGTAGTTGAAGTAATTTGTAATAGTCCTTTTAAGTTTACCAATCAAGTAATAACTAATCTAGATCCTAAATCAGTAATGTTTGCTTACTTAGGCAAGATTAAAATAAAGAAGAGATATGAGAAAGATGCCAAAAGTAGATGAGTATGATCCTGTAGTGTATCCTAGAAAATTATGGGTAACAGATGAAGTAGAAGGATTGGACAGAATTTTCAAGTTTATGAGGGCTAATAACTTTAGTTTAGAGAATCAAGATAGTTATCATAATTTATTAGATGAAAAGGATCATGGTACAGGAGTACTTGTTACTTGTCCAGTAGTTAATAAGATAAGTGGTGATTATGGTATATTGGTAATAATATTGAATTTATCACTTGTAGTAGCAGGAGATTCAGCACACGAAGCTGTACATGCGGCAGATTATATATTTCAGGCTACTGGAAGTTATGCACAAGATTTTACAGAATCTAATGAGCCTTATGCATACTTAGTTGGTTGGATAGCTGGATGCATAGATAAAACATTAATAAAAGCAAAGAAAAGATATGACGATAGAAGAGAGTCAGATGATGTGGAAGATTGAATTAGATAACTTTGAACAACACAAAGAATTAGCTTCCAAAGAAATGAAAAAACTGTATAGTGCAGTTGATAAAGTAATTACAGAAGGCATTATTACTTATGAAGACTTTACTAATGATATGATAGATGAACTTACTACTTCTATAGTAGAACAGGGCAAGAACAATACAGAAGTAAATAGAGCTACAGAAGTAGATAATATATGCAAACGTTTGGCAGTAAAATATGAAGAGAAATATAAAAATAGAGAGTCTTTAGCAGGAGATTCAGAACTTTCAGCAGATAATACACAAGTACAAGACGAACCAGGAGTATGTGAACCCGAACGTACCAATGCAGAGAGCAGAGGAAATATTGAAGAGATTGATTAAAGAATAGTATTTAGGTTATAGAATTTATTGATTATGGTAAAATATTGTGCAAAAGTAAAGGATTCTAGTAGTATCTACAGGGTAGATTTTGAGAAAGAAGAATTTGAACCTATTGGTTACTTCAGTGATATTGACTATCGTTATATTATGCCAGAAGATGGTATCTTGGAGATCACTGACAAGAACGGTAATAAGAAATCTATTGAAGTAAAACAATACGATATGGTACTTAAAATGTATAGTACTACTGGTGACTATGACGATAAAGAGTACATAGTAATAGATAATCTAGAATTGAAGGACTATTATCGTAGAAGAATTGCGAGACTAGAAGCTGATAAAAAAGCAAGAGAAATAGCAATTAACCAAAAATGTTGCTGTAATTGTGAACCTATAGGAACAAAATAATGGAAAAAATACTAATAACAAAATATGGTGAGGCAATCTCTTTTAACGAGGAGACTAACTCTATAACTCCTTCTATAACTAATATAGATTGTAATATCTATAGAGCTAACAAGGACGGTCAAGTTATCTCAAAAACAGAGGTAATAGACGTTAAAGAAGGAGAATTCATTCTTACTGCGACTACTTGGTTAGATAACAAATCAACAGTAAAAGTTGTTGTTATATCTGATCCAGCAGCTATACACGATCTAGGAGAATGGTACAAACAAGAATTAGAAAAAAGTAAACAATGAACCTAGTAGATATAGTAGGAGGTAAAGTTGTAATACACCCAGATCTATATTTCATACCAGCCTTTAAGAATCTATATAATAATGATACTTCAAAGGACAAAAAGCATCAAGAAGACATTATTACCTATGTAGTGCTCATGTGGAAGTATAATAGTCCGTATTACGATAGTATGGATGCTTCTACTAGAGAAAAGAAGTTAAAAGAACAGATATTTAATGATGCAGACTACGAACTAGATGAATTAGCTAAAGTATGTGAATCAGAGTATAAGGAATTCCAATATACACGCATACTTAAGATGTTAGATGCTCAACTAGGAAAACTAGATTCTGTTACTCAATGGTATATCGAATCTATTAACGATGCTTTAGATGAAAAGAAGATCAAAGACCTATTAGCTGGAATGGCTTCAACTAGTAATGTGATTAAAAGTATAGAATCTCTTAAGACAATGGTTAAGGCTGAACAAATGGCAATGGGTAAAGTTAAGGGTGATGCTAAGGTTAATCCTTATGAGTTGGCTAAATAATACAACAATAAATAACTAAAAACAAACAACACGTTTAGTGTTATAAAAAGAAACTAAATATGAAAAAGCAACTAAATATTACAATTGATGCTACACAAGGAGCACAGAGATTTTGGGCAGATATTTATGAAGCTCATAAAGCAATAATGAAGGCAAGTAAGCCTTCATTGTGGCAAAGAATTAAATCTTGGTTCTAATACCAAAAGGTCCGACGGGGACGGACAACAAACATTCCCCGGCACGGGAGAGTGGCGGAATGGTATACGGCAGTAGATTGATGGAAGCACCCTAAAGTCATCGTTAACAAAGCTCTTGGGTTTGAAAGTTCGAATCTTTCCTCTCCCGCTTAATATTCTCCTGTAGTGTATGAGATGCTTAGCACACAACTCTCTAAAAGTTGAGGATCTGGAGCAGAACCGGACGGGAGGACCAATATTGAAGTATGGCGCGCATACAACGTAAACACCTAAGTCACTTATTGCGTAATTAACAATAAACACAGCTCATGATGGTCCTAATCGTAAGTAGGCATGTTGGCGGTTCCCATGGTTTTGTTAAAACCGCACCAATGTGGGATGGAGCAGTTGGTAGCTCGTTAGGCTCATAACCTAAAGGTCGTTGGTTCAAGTCCAACTCCCGCAACAAAAATTGTTAGAATTCAGATTGAATAAAGTACTTTAAAGATTATCAAATGGTAGATTTTAATAAAAAGATCAAATAGTCTGATAAATTTAGAGGCCCAGCGCTATAGTATTTAGCTACTGGGCATTATTGTTAGTATCCAGAAGGTACTTCGGAATACTACGGATTTTGGGATGAGGAAAGTAGAAGATGTATAAATGGTTATACCGCTAATGATGGTGATTACATTAGTGGGTATAACTATTTTTATTTAAACTACTGCCCAATTTAGAGAATAACGAATAAGGAATTTGTTAAAGCAGACGGTACAAAATACTATAAAAGAATAAACGAAGTAAGTTTTCCGGATTTTTGGGATTATGACTATTACTATTTTAATGCTGTACAAGAAGCAGAGGAATAGGGAAAGCATTTGTGTGTATTAAAGTCTAGACGTAAAGGATATAGTTTTAAAGGTGGTTCTATGGCGTGTAGAAATTACTACTTGATACCGAACAGTAAAACTTTTGTATATGCTGCTAATAAATAGTATTTGACAGAAGATGGTATACTTACCAAGGCTTGGGACTATATGGACTTTATAGACAAGAACACTGCATGGGGTAAGAAAAGGTCAGTCAATACTTAGATGCGTAAACGTGCCGGTTTCTTTACTAAGGATGAATACGGTAATTAGATAGAACTGGGTTATAAGTCAGAAATTATAGGAGTTACTTTAAAAGATAATCCTAGTTCTATTCGCGGTAAAAGAGCTAATCTTATTATGTTTGAAGAAGGTGGCTCTATGAGCGAACTAGCAGCAGCATGGCAAATAGCTCGCCCTTCTGTAGAAGTAGATGGTATAGCATTTGCTCCAATGATAGTTTGGGGTACAGGTGGTGACGAAGATTCTAAGTTTGCTACTCTAAAAGATATGTTTTATAATCCAAATGGTTATAATTGTTTAGGATTTAAAAACATATGGGATGAATCAGTAAGTATTACGGAATGTGGATTTTTTGTGCCATAGTATGTTAATATGGATATACGTGATAAAAATGGTAAAAGAATGTATATGGATGATGACGGAAATACTTTATATAAACCAGCCGTAGAATACATATTAACAGAAAGGGAAAAAGTTATAACTAATGCTACAAATAACGCAGCTGTTGATAGATATGTTGCTGAACGACCGATTACTCCTGCAGAAGCTATGTTAGAGTTTAATGGTAACATATTCCCTAAGAAAGAACTACAAGAATAGTTATCACTAATAAGAACTAATACTAAATTATAGAATCATAAATAGATAGGTGATTTAATATGGCAATCAGACGGAAGTCTTAAATGGATCATAAAGAAAACAGGAGATATCACGCATTATCCTTTAAGAACAAAACGAGATGAAACAACAGGAGCTTTAATTGGCGACGACCCTACTGGTTCAATAGTTATTTGGGAACACCCTAATAAGGAAGCTAGCTCTGGTTTATATATAGCAGGAATAGACTCGTATGATTATGATGAATCTAGTACTACTTCTTTAGGTTCTTGTCTTATATATAAACGTATACAAAGTATAGAAGAATACTCTGATATAATAGTAGCAGAATATACTGGTAGACCTAAATCTGCTGAAGAATTTTACGAAAACGTTAGGAAGTTACTAATATATTATAATGCTAAAGCTATGTATGAAAATCAAAATAAAGGCATATTTGTTTACTTTACTAATAAACATTGTGACTATTTATTAGCAGATCAACCGGATATTATAAACGATATTGTTAGTAATTCTAAAGTAAATAGAAAAAAAGGTTGCCATATGAATAAATAGATCAAACAATGGGGATGGGGCCTTATAAAAGATTGGTTAAACGACCTTGATTCTACTGGTAAGAAAAACTTATATAACATATTATCTGAACCGCTATTAGAAGAACTCATAGCTGCAAATGATGTCGTTAACGTAGATAGAGTAATGGCGTTAACTCAATTAATGATATATAGAGAATAGCTATATAACGTTAAAGTAAAAGAAATTAAGAAAGAGAATAGAGATAGAGTACTATTTGACGGGCCTATCTTTACTCAAGAGTGGTTTCATGACGATGAAATCACTGATAATTTACAAGCATATATGTTTTAATTATGAGAAATATTAATCAATTTCCTATCTAGAAACTACCTATGTCTAAGAAGACTAAGGACTGGAGAGAAGCCTGTGTCGATTACATTATAGGAAAAAGTATGGGAGGTTCTAGAAATGGCAATAACAGAACTCGTAAGGAAGAGATGCAAACATACTATGATCTGTATAATAGCATATACAATGAGAAAGATCTAAAGTATGTAACTAATCCTTTTAAATAGCAAGATGGTTTTCCAGCGATGGCTCAAGACTTCAATGTAGTTAAACCAAAAATAGATCTATTACTTGGAGAAGAAACTAAAAGACCGTTTAACTTTAAGACTATAAGAACTAGTGATATAGCTACTAGTGAAATGTAGGAAAAAGCTAAATAGATGTTAATAGATTATATACAAGCTACTATTATGAGTAAGCTTGGTCCAGAAGAACAAGCTAGATATCAGCAAGCACTGTAGTCTGGAGAAATAATGCCTCCTGAGCAAATACAAAAGTATATGAGTAAGGATTATAAAGATGTGGCAGAAATAACTGCTTATCATACTTTAAATTACTTAAAAAGTAAATTAAACATTACTCATGAATTTTATAAAGGCTGGAAAGACGCTCTAGTTGGTGGGGAAGAAATATACTATATAGGTATATAGAATGGCAATCCGTGCTTAGAACGTATTAATCCTCTTTATTTTGATTATGATACTGATACTTCAGATCTAGAATTCATACATGATGCACAATGGTGTGTATATGAGATGAAATTATCTGTAACTGATATATATGATAGATTCTATGATAAACTATCTGAAAAACAATTAAATCAGTTACTAGATATGGCAGACGGTACATCAAAAGGAGGAATTAATCCAGAAGTAAGAAAAACTTCTTTAGATTTTCCACACATTAAAACTCATACTATAGGCGGTCAGTCTAATCCATTTGAAAGTACTAATTCTATTAGCGTATGGCATTGTTGTTGGCAATCATTCAGAAAGATTGCATTTGTTACTATACAAGATCCTGAGACTGGAGAACCTGTAGAGTATATAGTAGATGAATCATATAATGAAACTGGTACTGAAATAAGTGTAGAATGGAAGTGGATAATTGAAACTTGGGAAGGATATAGAGCAGGAGAAGACTTGTATTGGGGCATAGAACCATTAGAATATCAATACGTATCGTCTGAAAATCCTAACGCATAGAGATTACCATATACTGGAGTAATATATAATAATACGAATAGTAAACCTAGATCGCTAGTTAGTATAATGAAACCATTACAGTACATGTATATAGTATTATGGTATAGATTAGAATTAGCAATGGCTAGAGATAAAGGTAAAGTGGTAAATATGGATATTACTTAGATACCGAAATCTATGAATATAGATGTATCTAAATGGATGCATTATCTATCTGCTCTAGGAGTAAATTTTATTAATCCATACGAATGTTTTTCTCCAGATACTTTAGTAATGATGGGGGACGGCTATTTGCGTAAGATTAAAGATATACAAATAGGGGAATATGTAATGGGACCAGATGGTAATCCTAGAAAAGTATTAGCAAAGCATAACGGTATAGATAATATGTATAGAATAAATGTTTATACTGGAGGTTAGGATCAAATTGTAAATAGCAATCACAAAATATACTATAAACAAAAGGATTATTATCATAAGACAGATAAAGAACTATTAGCTACTCCAATAGAATTAATTAATAGTAATAACTCTAATAATTATTTGCAAAGAACAAACAAAGTAGATAATAATTGGAATAGACAATTATTATTGGATCCATATGTTCTAGGTCTGTGGTTAGGAGATGGATGCACAAATAAAACAGAATTCATATCAGAAGATATAGAAGTAATAAGTTATCTTACTAATTTCGCAGAAAATAATGGAATGGTTGCTAGATTAAAAAATATATCAGGTAATAATGCAATAAACATTCGCTTAGCCAATCTGAGTAATACAAGTAGTTCTAATACTTATGTTAGTAAAAACATACTAAAAGAAGCACTTAGATATTACGGAATACTTTCTAATAAAGATATTCCTGATGATTATATATATACCACTAGAGAGAATCGTTTATAGTTACTAGCTGGTTTAATTGATACCGATGGACATTTTAGTAAAAGAGATAATTATTATACTTTTTCACAATGCGAATCCAGGAAACATATTGTCGATAAATTTGCTTTTATAGCTAGATCTTTGGGATTTAAATGCACAATATCTCATTATAAAGGAAAAGATAGAAAATTATGTAAAAATAGTTACTATAGCAAATGTGAAGATACTTGGACAGTTAGAATATTAGACGGTGATCTTATTATACCTACTAAAATAAAACGTAAACAAGGATGTGTTAAGAACAAAAAAGGTAACGCGTTACAATCTAATTTCAAAGTAACATATGAAGGAATAGGAGAATACGTAGGTATAACAGTTGATAACGATAACTTATTTGTGTTGGGTGACTTTACAATAGTACACAATTGCGAATGGGTGGACGGAAAAGATCCTACAAAACCATCTCCTTATAATTAGATAACATCAATTGATCTTACTATGGCAAATACAATTAATCAGTATATTATGCTGATGGATAAGATTGAAGCTATGTTGTCTGAAATAACCGGAGTATCTAAATAGAGAGAAGGATCTATATCTTCTAATGAATTAGTAGGTAATGTAGAAAGATCTGTAGTACAATCAGCTCATATTACTGAACCTTGGTTTTGGACACATAATCAGGTGAAAAAAGAAGCATTGTAGATGTTGCTTAATACAGCTAAGTATGCTTGGAAAGATAATAAAGTAAATATAAATTATGTGCTTGATGATGCTACTAGAGCATTCTTAACTCTGTCTGATGACTTTCTATATGAAGATATGGATGTCTTCGTAGAAGACACGACTAAGAATCAACAACAGATAGAAGCTCTTAAAAACCTTATGCAACCCGCAATGCAGAATGGTGCTAGTTTACTTGATATAGCTGAGATTATTACTATGGACAATGTTACTATGATCAAGAATAGACTTGAAGAAATAGAACAAAAACGTATGGAACAACAACAAGCTATGGAACAAGCACAAGCTGAACGTGAACAATAGATGCTGCAAATGCAGAATGAAATTAAAGAAGAAGAGCTGATGATTAAAGAAGCAGAGATGGATCTTAAGAAATATGAGATTGATCAGAATAATGCTACTAAGATCACAGTGGCTCAACTTAATGCTTATAGAGGTTTGGAAGATCAAGATTAGAATGATAACAGTATTCCAGATACTATGGAAATAGCAGCACAAGCACTTGAAGAGAGAAAACAAGCATCTGAAGAAGCTTCTAAACAATTTGAGTTCAATGCTAAAATGCGTGAACAACAATTAAAGAAAGAAATAGAAGATAAAAAGGTAGAACTTGAAAAACAAAAACTTCAAGCTTAGATGGAATTGCAAAAGCAAAAAGATAAAGCTGCAATGGAACGAGAAAAGCTTAAAGCCCGCACAGCATTGAAGAATAAAACAACAGGAGAGAAATAATATGAAAGTAATACAGAATAAGTGGATACCTTTTAAGGGTTATAAATATATAAATCTGTTTGGTTTGATATTTACTAGAGATGCGTCTAAGATAAGTGCTAAAAGTTATAATCACGAGAAGATTCATTTGAAGTAGATGCAAGAGATGTTGTGGTTACCATTTTACTTATGGTATGGAATAGAGTACTGTATTATTCGACTGCTTAGATTCTTTGATAAACAAAATGTAGTATATCACGATGTTAGTTTTGAAGAAGAAGCTTACAATAATGAAAATAACTACAATTACCCTAAGACTAGGAAACATTATTCTTGGTTGAAATATTGTAAAATTAAAAGTTATAAGGAGGATTGATTATGGCATGTAAAGGTGGAAAAAAGACCAAAGGAAAAGGCGGAAAGAAATAATTGAAATATTATGAATATAGATACAACATTAAAAGATATAATGCAATAGTATCCTGAGGATTTAAATTAGAACTATAAATGTTATTGGTGGTGTACTATGAATAGTAGTCCATTAACCTATTACTTATTATTAAAAGATAAATAGGTATCAAACGTTTGTCTTAATGCGCATAGTTCAAATATAGATGATCTAGTGAAACTATTAGAATTATATCTATAGACTTGTAAATATTGATATGGACAAATAGGCATTTAAAAACAGAATGCAACAGTTGAAGTAGTACCGGGAGTAGAATCCCGGTAAGACTTACCTTGACTTTAAACAGTATGCAAATGGAGGTGAATTAGAAGCATCTTTACCAGAGATAACAGTTACTGCTAAAAGAGTAAAACCTAGAATACCTGGAAATATCATTAGCCAAGTATAGCCTCTTGATATGCCTACTCAGTTACAACCTAATACTATAGATAACAATACTTATTCTGGTAATAATCTAGATGAAGTAAATGTAGTAGCTAATAAGGTTAATAAACAAGCTCCTAATGGCATAATAGCTAACATGATTAGAACAGATATACCTAGAGTAAATAAACTAAGACCGTTTAATAGTTTAGAACAACCTAGTATAGTAGATAATGATTTAGTTATTACAGATCAACCAGATAGATTAGGAGATGAAACTATAACTACAGAACTACCATTTATAACTAATAATCTAGAAGTATTAGATACTCCTGATAAATTAGAATCAGAGACAATACTTGGGGATTATGGTAAAAGAAGGTATAACAGTAGATATACTTCTAATTTCTAGAATGAACGAGATTGGTTAGCTAATTTTGCTACAGAAAGATCTAAATTACCAGAGTTTGCAGATCAATTAGATACAGACCAATTAACTGCTTATTTAGATAGAATATATAATACACCAGTGTTAGTTCAAGATGCTGAAATATATTCAGGTCCTGCAAATTCAAGCGGTGTAACTGTATTTAGTACTGATAAAGATATAGACTATGCAGGTAGTGATTTCTATGATACAGGAGCTGGTATAAAAGTAATGAAGGATCCTATTGTTATTGGTAATATGATAGAGTATAGTAAAGACTTACCTAGTAATGTATTACATGAATTAGAGCATTCTGGACAAATATCTACTAGACCAAGTATGTATCGTAAGGAAGGATTCAGTAAGAGAGTATAGAAAGCAGCAGATATATTAGGTTATGATTTAAATACTCCATCTAGCGAATATACTAACAATCCTTGGGAAGTATTAGCTAGAAGATAGTAGATGTTTAAAGAAATAAATGCTGATCCTACTAAAAAGTATACTAAAAAGGATTTAAAATCTATTAGAAGTTACTTAAAGAAATACGATCTAAATCATTTAGGAGATGATAAAATATTGCAATTACTTAATAATGTAGCTTCAATAGACAATAGAAAAGGAGACTTTGATATACCAATGGCAGCGGAGGGAGGAGAAATACCTCCAACAAATAGACCGATAATTCCTGAGGAACCTCAACCATATAAAGGTAAATTATACAAAGATAGATATGGTCGTAAGTATACTGAAGATCAGTTGGCTGATTATTATGACAATAGTACTGATGAAATTGATAGATTCACTGGGAAACCATTCATCAGAGGATTGAAACCAGTTGGAGACTTAGAAGATGCAGCTAATGTAACCCCTGTTGGAGATGCTATTTCTGCATATGGAGTATATAATGCTATAAAGAATTCAGATTGGGAAGGAGCAGGTTTAGCTGCTTTGGGTATGGTTCCTTTTATGCCTAGTTTAGGTGGTATAGCAAGAACTTCTAAAAAGGTTAGTAAACCTAAGAACACTTATATTCCTAAAGTAAACCCTAATTATAAGTAGGATGTCATTGATAGAGCTTTATAGGAACAGAAAAATTATTCAGACATGCCATTAAGTTTAGTTGAAGAAATAAACGATTAGCGTAATAGAACATACGACTTAATGCAAGAAACCATATGTTAGAGAAAGAGCAAAAGCTATAGATCATCAATATGGCACAGATTATTTAAAAGTGTATGATAGCATGTTAGAAAAATATGTTAACATCGATGAATATTTTAAACTTCCGGAGCCAAAATATAAAAAGATGGAAAGACCTACTATTGGAGCTTAGGTTACTCCTTCAAAAGGAAATACAATGTATTTTAATAGAGATATGATCAAAACTCCAGAGGACATTCCTAATAATGTAGTGCTTCATGAAATGGGGCATTTAGTAGATGGAGCTACTGGCATGAATAATGAGTTCTTAAGAAAACTTGGTGACAAAAGTAAGTTTATCCCATTTAATTAGGCTAGAACTATGTATCCTAACATGACTAGAGAAATGTATGATAATATATTACAGGGTACTGAGATCAAAAGTTATATGAACTAGTTCAGAAATTATTTGGATTAGAAAGGTAAATTGAATAAAGGAAATTATACGGGAAGCTATAAGAACTTGAAAAAAGAAATAATTGAAGCTCCTAGGGAGAGTTTCAACAACATTAAAGCTATCTTTAATCTTTACAGGAGCCCTAAAGTCTTTAATAAGGATTTTCAGATGATTCCTATTGTAAATAATACTAACAACAATACTTTAGTATAATGAATAATTATTCTTATTTACCAACCGATTTCTTCAAATATGCTCTTGCTTTAATTAAGCAGAATGAATATATGGACAAATTTAGGCTAGAAGTATGTACCGAAGAATCCGATGAACAACTTAATAAACCTCTATTTAATCCTAACAGGCATCCAGAATTTTCTCCAAATTTATCAGAAGAAGAGGTAGATCTATTAAAGAATTCAATATATTTTAATCAAAAAGATTTATTAGAAATACTGAATACATTAATATTGAATTATATAAACTTGGAGGACGTATTAGATGACCAATTAGACAGACGTAAAACTAATAATACCACAGTACCCAATACCTAGTTATAAGTATGGTGGTATCCATATCAAAAAGAAAAATAGGGGTAAATTTAATGCATTAAAGAAAAGAACAGGTAAGTCAACAGAAGAACTTACCCATAGTAAGAATCCATTAACTAGAAAGAGAGCTATCTTTGCTCAAAACTTTAGTAGAATAGCTAAAAGAAGAAAAAAGAAAAAATAATCTAATTATATATAATTATGGAAGAAATTACATTAAACGGTTTTGAAGTATTTGAAGAATTCATGCCAGGATCTAATGTACAAAATAAAACAGTGCAGCAACCTGGTAAGAATAATGATGATGACAATATTGATATCATAGATGATGCTGCAGAAGAATTGACAGACGAGGAACTTGAAGCATTGCGTAATCCTAAGAAGAAAGATGATAAAAAGGATGATGTTGATGAGACAGTTAAAGATAATGATGTTGAACCAGAGCCTAAGAAGAAAAATAAAAAGACTGAGACAGATTCAGACGTAGATACACAAAAAGAAGATGATAACAATGACAATGAACCAGATGATGAATCTGAAGATAACGCTGTTAGTACTTTCTTTAGTGTAATGGCTGAAAAATTTGGTTGGGATATAGAAGAAGACGAAGATATTCCTACTACTCCTGAAGAATTGGTAGAGTATTTTCAGCAAGTAGTAGAAGAAAACTCAGTACCCAGATATGCTAGTGAAGAAGTAGAAGCACTAGATAACTTTGTTAAAAATGGAGGTAATTTAAGAGATTACTTTGAAATCGAAGGTGAGCTGGATCTTGAGAATATTGATATTGAAGAAGATGAAAATAATCAGAAATTAGTAGTAAAAGAATTCTTGAAAGAGAAGGGATTTAGTACTAAGCAAATCGAAAAGAAACTGTCCAAGTATGAAGATGCTGGTTTACTTGAGGATGAGGCTACAGATGCTTTAGAGGCTCTTAAAGAGATTAAAGAACAGAAGAAGCAACAGCTATTACAAGACCAAGAAAAGGCCTCTAAACAAGCTAAACAACGTCAACAGGAATACTTTAATACCGTTGTCAACGAAATAAAAGGCATGGATAATATTCGCGGTATTAAAATCCCAGAGAAGGATAAGAAAGTATTACTGGAATATATATTCAAACCTGATGCTAATGGTCAAACTGCTTTCCAAAGAGATTGGTCAAAAAGCGTAAGAAATTTACTTGAGTCTGCTTACTTTACTATGAAAGGTGACATACTACTTAAAGCTGCGAAGAACGAAGGTTCTAGTGATGCCATCAACAGATTTAAGAATAGTTTAAATAAATCTGGAGTAAGTAGAAAAACAAAGAAAACAGACAACACTAACAATTCTGATATGTGGAGGTCTTTTGCGCAGCAGTTGCGTACAAATTAATAATAAACTAAATAAATTAAAATTACTAGTATTTTATGGATAATAATATTCTAAATAACTTGGTACTATACAAAGGTAAATGGTTTTCAGACTTGATTGATACTGCTAAGATTAGTGCAGCTTCACAATAGAACCCATATCAGGTTGCTACCGTATTGTCTTATGTATTTGGAACTAAGGATAGCGGTTACAACACTTCTTTGGATATGCTTACTGGTGGTCTTGGTAATGTAATGACTATTGATCAACCGAGCTGGGAGTGGAATGTAATGATTGACGCTGATAGAGCAGTTACAATTAGAGATGCAAAATGGAATGGTGCAGCTATTTCAGATGATACTACAGCTGGTATTGGTAATACTCCGATCCTGTTGTGGTTGGAAGATAACTGGTTTGGTCCTACTGCAATTCTGGAATTCGATGATAAAGAATATCAGGTACGTGTAGCTGGTGCTCCTTATCAAGATGGTAACCTTTGGGTTTACACTTGTTTCGTAGCAGATGGTCAACCTTCGTCTTATATTCCTGCAAATCTCTTGAAACCTGGTTGTCAGGTATCTCGTCTTGCTTCTGCTGTTGAAGAATACAGTGAAGAAGGTGATATCTTGAACTACAACACTCAGTTCAAGATGCGTAATTACTTGACTACAATTCGTATTAATTATGATATCACTGGTTCTGCTTATTCTACAGTAATGGCAGTAGCTCTTAAAGATCCTAAATCAGGTAAAACTTCTTATCTGTGGGCTGATTACCAAGAATGGGTTGCAATGCGTGAATGGTATAAGAGATGTGAAAGAATGTTGGTTTACATGAAAAGTAATGTAAACAAAGATGGTTCTTGTAATCTGAAAGGTACTAACGGTCGTCCAGTATTTATTGGCGCTGGTTTGTTGGAACAGATTGCTCCGTCTAACAAACGTTATTACACTGAATTGACTGCAGAACTGTTGGAAGATTTCTTGTTTGATCTGTCATATAATGTACTTGGTACTAATGAACGTAAATTCGTTGCATTGACTGGTGAAATGGGTATGAGAGAATTTGATAAGATCTTGAAAGAAAAGATCGTTCAAATGAATCTGATTGATACAGTATTTGTTACAGGTAGTGGTGATAACTTGACATTTGGTGGTCAATTCAAGACTTACAAAATGACAAATGGTATCGAGCTTACTTTGAAATACTTCCCGTTGTATGACGATTTAACTTATAACCGTAAGTTGCATCCGGTTACTTTGAAACCATTGGAATCATATCGTATGACGTTCCTAGATCTTGGTAGACGTGATGGTGAAGCTAACATCGTAAAAGTAGTACGTAAAGATCGTGAATTCGTTACTTGGACTACTGGTGGTGCTGTACTTCCATCAGGTTATGGCAAGTCAATTAATACTCTGAGATCTAATGGTAAGGACGGCTACACTGTATTCTATCTCGGTGAGATGGGCATAATGCTTCGAGACCCTAGGGCATGTGGGGAGTTGATCATGGATTGTGAGGCATAATTTGTAAAATAATTTGGTAAAAAAGGAAACCATAGTAACAACTAAACGTTATTGTTTTATAACAATAAAAAATAAATATTACTATGGAAGAAACTTTCATCATATACAAATTAACCAACACCGTCAATAATAAAATCTATATAGGGGGTACAACTGAAACTTTGGATACAAGATATCACAGGCATGTGGTAAAAGCATTAAAAGGATCAGAATACCCTCTACATAAAGCAATTAGAGAATATGGAGAATCTGCATTTGAAAAAACTATAATAGAAGATTGTAGTTCTCTAGAACACATGAACGAAAGAGAAAATTATTGGATTGCAACTCTTAGTTCTACAAATCCCGAAATAGGTTATAATGCAAAATCTGGAGGTGGTATAAGATTTCAAACAATAGAAAGCAGAATTAAAATAGGAAACGCGCATAGAGGAAAAATTAGTGAGAAACGAATTGCAATATTGCAATATTCCAGTAATGGAGACTTTATTGCGGAATATCCAAGTTTAACTGCTGCTGCTGAAGAAAACAAATTAAATAGAAGTCAAATCATCAGATCTTTAAATAAAAAATACACTAGACCATCTAAGTCTAATCCGTATATTTGGATATACAAAACAGATATACAAAATATATCTTCTAAAATAGATCCAAAAGATTACTATAAGAATCTAGAGTATGTACCAACTATTTCAGAGAAATGTCTTAGTAAGGCTAAACTTTTTGATAACAACGTGTCTGAAATTACAACGCCTGTTGCACAATATTCATTAGAAGGAATTCTGTTGAATAAATATTATAGCATAGCGGAGGCATCACGAAATACAAAAGTAAGTGCAGCTACTATTCGTAAATTTTTGAGCAATCCAAACTATATTGAAACTTTAAAACGTAAAGATAAGGTTAAATATATCTGGAAAGCGTGTGATAAAAATGATCCTGATGTTATGAAGACAGAGGACGATATAAAAAAAATTGCAGCAAAGAAACATTCTAAGATAATTAGAGCTTATAACAAGGAAGGAATTCTTATAAAAGAATATACTGGAATAAAAGAATTTGAAAAAGCTGAACACGCAGACAGAAGAACAATGATGTCCTCTATATTAAAAGATACTGAATGGAGAGGTCTTTATTGGGAGATAAACTAACTGAACAATCTAATTAAATAATTATGGAAGTAATCGTTAGAATAATTAAAACAAATCCTTGGACCGGGATTACAAAATGGCCCACATGTTTCGATTACATTGGATCTTATTGGACTAGATCTGGCAATCGTTATACAGGTCTTAGCGAAGAATAGGCTAGACGTCTAGAAAAAGAAATTGGTTATGAGGAAGGCAAATTGGATAATAACAGTGAATTCTGGAAAACATTTGCTTGTAGAGTAGGTAAAAAAGATTTGATTCTCCATACTGAAAATCCTTATGACGAACTACAATATTTATTCCTTAAGAATCATAAGAGAGTAGCAGATGGACTTAATAACATTAAACCATCTACTGACTATGTTATAATTAATAAGGATAGTGAAGCTGAAGAGGCTAACAAGATTAATAAAGTTAAACGTGAGGCTTATAGACAAATGGATAAGATGTCTATTGAAGATATGCGTAAATGTTTGAGATTGTATGGTATTAAATCTGATAATATGTCTAATGAACTTATTGAAGCTAAGTTAACAGAACAGATTGAACAATCTCCTAGAAACTTTATTATGAAATGGGTTGAAAACCCAAATAAAGAAATGAACTTCGTTATAGAAGAAGCTATTTCAAAGAATATCATTAGAAAGAATAGAAGCAACTATTACTTTGGTACAGATTTGATTGGTAATGGTTTGGAAGATGTAATTGCTTACTTGAAAGATAAGAAGAATAATGATATTTATATGGCAATACTTAATGAAATTAAGTCTAAATAATGAATAATCGTACTGCACATATTTAGTTTAAAGTTATCCTAGATAAGAATGCTCAGGGAGTTGCTTTCGGTGGTGCTCCTGCATTCTTACCTTAGGAAATCGACCTATTTCTTAATCAGGCTTAGAATGATATTATAAGCAATAAGATAAGTGGCAACAATGTATTAAAACAAGGTTTTGAAGCTACTCCGTGGAGAATGTCTGAATTAGATAAACTTATTAAGACAGATGAGAACATAGTAGTTAATAAAACAACATATAATGAGTTTGTACTAAGTAATGTGCACAAAGACGGAGATAGAGTATCCATTATAGGAGTAGTACTAAAGTATGGCAATAGTTATGCTAATTGCCTATTAGTTGATCATAATACTGCTGGGATGTTTAAGTAGACTTATAATAACATACCATGGGTAGATACTCCAGTTGCAACATTAGAGGATAACAACATGTTAATATATGTAGATCCTATATTAATGCAAACTCCTGAATACCAACCGTCTCATAATAGATATGCAGTTAATATTACATACATTAAGAAACCTGTTTAGTTCGATTATACTAATCCAGATGGTGAATTAGAATTACCGGATGATGTTATGCAAGATGTAGTAAATAGAGCTGTAGTGTTAGCTTTAGAGAATATTGAATCTTAGAGAACTTCATCTAAGTTATAGTTAAACCAATTATCTGAATAATTATGACAGAAAGAGAAATGCAAATTTCATTTGAAAGAAGTCTTATAGCTTCTGTACCTGGTTATAATGTAAATACTAAACTTACTTCAGATACTATATTTCATTATCTCAATAAAGCTAAAGATGATTATATAAAGTAGTTGTATAGAGTATTTCAACAAAACCAAGAGATATCAGATAAGCTGAGAACTCTGGTACGTTCTACTACTTACTAGAAAGTTGATTTTGAAAAACAAGGTAATAAGTGGATAGGAGAATATCCTACAGATTACATGTTTTCTTTAGGTGAAGAAGTAGAAATAGAAATAGTAAATAATAAATGTCCTAACATTAAAGTAAAGACTAGAGACGTTATTGAAGCTACTATAGAGAATGTAGATAGGATATTGGAGAATAGTTTGTCTGAATATCATCTACATCATAATCAGGCTAGACCTGTGAGACTACAATCTATCAACAGTATTATATTGTATACTGATGGTAATTACGATATTAATAAATACACTCTGAACTACTTGAGAAACGGCATAGATATGGGAGATAATCTTACTAAACAATATGAAGATCTCCCTAAAATATGCCACCAAGAAGTAGTAGATTTAGCTGTAAGACTATATATGTCTGAAGCTGCTTCTGCTGCTAAAGCCTCATCTTCGGATGAATAATAATTAGCGTTCGTTTGACGTGGAAATCTGAAATAAGGAAAGTAGAAAAACGAATATGTTAGACGGCGCGCAATATGTCTAATTTTAAATTTTAATTTATGTTACAACACGTAAACTCAGTATTGATTAGCAATACTATTAATACTACAACTGGTGCAATTAATGCTGCTACTTTGGCTAAAGGCGCATTGGTAGCTGTAAATGATAAAGGCGCTTTGATTAATCCAACAGCAGCTATTACTGATACAACTTATGTTAAGTTCGGTGTAGTTAGAAGCGTAATTGATTCTGCTAAGAAAATCTATGATATCAAATGGGGTAACCCTATTCAGAAACAAGGTGTAAAGAGCATCGCTTATACTACTAAGTCAGTTGCTCCTGTTCAGGATAAAGTAGTTATTACTTTGACTAATGCAGAAATTGTTGCGGGTCATAGATATGTACTTCGCGTAGTATATAAAGATATCTATGAAGCTCCAGGTCAATTTACTCATACTTATGAAGTATTTGCTGCTAATACGACTGCAAAAGATTTGGCTTCTGCAATTGTTGCTAAAATCAACAAACACAAAAATCGTAGAATTGATGCTTCTGCATCTGAAGCAGTTATTACTTTGACAGCAAAAGCTAAAGATGATAATAATGGAGTATATTCATTGAATGAATATTCTACAGTAAGTATGGAAGCTTCATTGTATGTTACTATTCCGGGAGCATTGCTTAGCAATCAACCTGAAGCAGTAAAAGGTGCTACTATTGTTAAAACTCCGGGTAATCCTGGTAAAGGTTACTGGAAACAAGTACGTGATGCAGAAGTACGTTATATGGGTTATGAAGGACACGTATTCACAGGTGCTTATCCTCAGGTAATGCAAGACATGATGACAGTAGAAGATGCAGCTTATGCTACACTGACTATTTCTAATGAAAATGCATTTTTGAGTAACGATAATCAGTACATCAAGAATACTCCTATTACTTCGGATATCTATAGTGTAGATTCTGCGAATATCGCTAAAGTTGCAGCTGCAATGGCTACATTCTCAGGCATCGCTGCAACAAATACTACTCCAGCGTAATAATTGCTAATATAGTATAAACAAATAGGCGGGACTGGTTGGATTATTCCTTCCTATCCCGCTTTTTTCATTTAGACTTATGAATAAAATAGTAAATGTAAACATAAAAGATGATACTATGACATTCATAGTATACACAGATATATCAATAGTAAATACTAATGATATTGTATTGTACATAGACGAATGTCTTAATGTAGCTAATTTGTATTGTGATAGCCCAGATAATCACGATTATGTGTTAACGTATAATAATACTGAATTTACATTTAAGGAAGTAGTTAGAGAAGGAGAGACTAAAGAAGTGACAACTTCATATACATATGAACTATCTGCTAAATCAAACATAATAACAGAATTAGATAAAAACATTAAGTATATAAAAATGTTTTGCACTACTGAAAATTATGCTAACGATTATGCTGATGGTATATATTATGATCCTAATATACTATATAATGCTGAAGTTAGTATACTACACAAGTATTGTAATACTTGCTTAGATGATAAGTAGATGCAACTAATTATGCTAATTGTTTTTAAAAGGCAATTGTTAGAATAGGCTATTGCTACTTCTCATAATAAAGAAGCCGTATAGTATTACTTAGATTTAGCTAAATTATTGAACGTTAGTATAAATAATAATAGATAGGATAATAACTGTAATAGTTGTGTCAATGGTATGTGCAAAATCAGATAATAAATGCAACTGTAAGAAATTAGAATAGTTTCTATATGTTGCTCTTGACTACTAGGGTAATATAGTAGTAATATCTGATTATGCTAATTATCCTAATGTAGAAGTAGATCCTACAGATTAGTAGATTACTTTTGATAAACCAGATGTTAAAGATTTTATAAAACCAGAAACAGAATTAATTTTTTAGAATGGAATACACAAAATTATTAGGTAAAGTTACTTTAACTTGCGATGGTCTGCATGATTCTTCTAAAGAATATGATAGATTATGTTTGGTATATGATGATCAACATAGATCATTCATATCTATAAAAGAAGTACCAGTTAATATTAGTTTAACAAACGAATCATATTGGTAGCCAATAAGTGTAACTACAGTAGATGGAGAGGATTTACAAGTAACAGATGATTTAGTATTAAAATTTGCTGATAGAACTTATGATCCTAAAACATTTAGTGGATTGGGTAGAAAAATACTACGTAAGACTATAGTAAATAATAAAAATATACTTACTCAATCTGATTTCGATAGTAGTAATACTATATATGTAATATAGTATGATTTTGATTTGTAGGATAGTACTATTACTATTCCTGCAGATAGTATACTTAGTTTTGAAGGTGGTAGACTTAAAAATGGCAATGTAGTACTTAGTAATACTACATTGTTACCACAAGGGTTAGATCTTAAGTATAATATAGAAAGAGGAGTAGCTGGTACATTTAAAGAAGGTTAGATATATTATGACTCTGATAAAGATAAACTTATTGCAGTTACTAACAATAAGAATATAGATCTAACAACTCCTACTGTAAATAATACTTATACTAGGTATAACTGGATTAAATATTCTCCTTCACAATATGGGGATCAAATGACTGATGAACCGCAAGCTGATACAGCCTATATTGGTATAGCAGCTAATAAAGACACTGCTGAACCAAGTAATAATCCATTAGATTATTTATGGGCTAGAATTAAAGGAAACGATGGTGATAAAGGTGACAAGGGTGATAAAGGTGATAAAGGTGATCCAGGAGAAAAGGGAGAAAAAGGAGATGCAGGTGTAGCAGGTAGAGATGGAGTAGGCATAAAACCTAACTACAATGCTTTTGTGTTTAAGCAATCTGATACTACTCCTGATAAACCTAATTTTACAGTTCCAGATCCAGGAACGGTAGGTATAAATGGTTGGTTTAGAAATCCAGAAACAATAGGTAGATGGTGGATGTCAACAGGTATAGTGGATGGTAGTACTGATACAGTTATGAGTTGGTCAGATCCAGCTCAATGTACTGCAGAAGACGGTATGACTAATAGTTATGTTGATTTCAAATATGCTAAAAGTAATGACGCCAATACTCCTCCAGAACTAGTAGAAACAGACAGACAGCCTTATGGTTGGAGTGATTCTGTAGTTACTATCTAGGACGGAGAATACTTATGGATGACTAGTGCTCTAATCAATGAAAAAGATGAATTGGCACGTAACTGGTCAGCTCCTGCTAGACTTACTGGCAATAAAGGCGACAAGGGAGAACAAGGTAGTCAAGGTATTGCAGGTACATCTCAATATATTCATATTAGGTATTCAGCTAATCCTGATGGTAATCCTATGAGTACTGAGTTCAATAAGTATATTGGTATGGCTGTAACTAATATAAATCAAGCCCCTATTGATCCTGCTGCCTATAGTCCTTGGAAAGAATTTGTTGGTCAACAAGGTGCAACCGGAGAACAAGGTATACAAGGTCCTGTTGGTCCAGATGGAAAACCTACATTCTTTCACGTTAAATACTCTAATGACAATGGTTTGACCTTTACACCAGGTAAAGGAGAACCAGGAGATCCTGATTATTTAGCACCAGGAGAAACTCCAGGTGATTATATGGGTACATACGCTGATTATATTGAGTTAGATAGTGAAGATGTTAATGACTATAAATGGGCTAGAATTAAAGGCGATAAAGGAGAAAAAGGAGAACCAGGTGGTAATGGTAGAATAATCTATCCCATGGGTTCTTATAATGACAATACAGTATATGAATGTACTGACGCTATGTCTCCGTATGTTTTATTTGAGCCTAATGGTATATACTACGCAATGAATAAAACATATGTGTGGCAAGGTATAGTAGAACAAAGAACTCCTGCAGAAGATTATAATGCTCACGGTCAGGATGCTACTTGGATTCCGATGGAAAAGTATCAAGCAATATATACAGACTTACTTATTGCAGACGGTGGTAAACTTGGTAGTTTTGTATTTGGAGATAATAAAATGTTTAGTCAGTAGGGTACTGATGAACTTGAAAACGTTAGATAGGACTACCAAAATTTTTATAAGTAGGCTTATACTACAGATTTTACAAAATGGACATACACTCCTACTGAGGGAATCGACATAACAGTAGAACCTAATAAAATAACTATTAATAGTATAAATACTACCGGCTATGTATCTACTAAATTCTTAATTCCTCCACATAAATAGGAATTGTTAGGTATGAAATTAAAAGTAACAGGAGCCGAAGAATTTTATGATTATATACCGAATGTAGGTACATATTTATAGTTTACTTATGCTTCAGGTAAAGGGTATACTGGAGCTGTTTTTCAATACGATAAAGAATATATTATTCCTACTCAAGATGCAGAAGATAATGATTCTTCATAGTTTTAGTTTCCTACATTCCATATATGGACCCCGGATAAAGGTTTTACATGGAATAAACCTATTACTATAGAATTGTTACCTACCACCGCTACTCCAAACTTTCAAGTAGATGGTTTAACTGGAGAAGCAGTAATGACAAAAGGTGTAATTAAAACTGGTATCAGCAACGAAATTACTAAAATAGCTATTAGTAGAAATACAGAACATATATGTAACCTAAATAAACTAATGGGTAATTGGTTAGTATTTGTACTACAGAACTATACACATGATCCGGCTTCTGATAATTATTATACTATAGACATACTATTGTAGTTTGATTATAATGATATTTCAAGTTACTACGGAAGGCAATTGTGTCTGTTCTTTGATACTAGTGAAATAACTAGAAAGAATAATGATTCAGTTTCAGTAATACAGCCTACTAATTCAAGTTAGGTTAAAACTAAATTAAAGATAAAATGTAGTTTAAAAAATTCTCCTGGTGGAGTAAGCAATGCATATTTTAAATTAGACGGAGATTACAATTGGGCTCAAAGTGTAACGTTACGAGGAAATACTCATGTAGAATTAGCATTAACTCCTACATTTTTAGCAGATATCAATACAGGTGTAATATCCGCTAATAATCGCACTCCTACATTTAGAATATTAAATTCTGCTTAGTTTAGCATTGGAGCTATTGACATAGAAGGTACTCAAGGAATTATAGCAAATGAATAATTTAAGATACAACATTATAGTAAATAATAGAGATATAGTAGCATCTATATGTATTAATGAATTAGAACTATTACTTTCTAAAGTAGAATTAGTATAGGATAGATAGATGCTAAATCATCTAATAGAATGTTCTAAGAGACAGATAGGCAGCAATATACCTATGAAATTAGAACCTGTACGTGATTTGTTACCTACTTGTAAAGAATATAACTATTGCAGTACTTGCTGCAGATTTTAACGTTAAAATAGTTATTTAAACTAAATATTATGAAGCATATAGATTTTACAAGCGTAGTTATTAAAGATATAGAGGGTAATGAAACCACAGTAGATATTTCTAAAGATCTAGCTGCAATACTATATAAATCAGCAGTAAACAAGGATGGATTAGAAATAGCTAAGCAAATATATACTGATGGTTCACATGATGTAGACAGTCATATTGCAAAAGCAATTAAACAGATACTATTAACTAGTTTCTTGGCTGTAGTACAAGAAGCACTGATACCAGAATTAGATGATATAATTAATAAAGAACAATTCGATGGAGAACCTGAATTAGCTGACGGACAGGCAACTGCTTGAACTGATTTATCTATATCAAGTATACATACTAGCTAAAGTAAGTGAAATAGATAATGATGATAAACAGTTTGGCATGAACCTAGCAGCTGATTTAATGGGTACTATGATAAATGGAAGAAATGTTTAAGTGGTTAAAAGTAAGTAATAGAATGAAGCACCTGAAGTATGCAATAGTACCAGGTGCTCTGTTTACCATATTATTTGTAGCTGGTTTAGCTACAGGTATGGAATTTAAAGATAAACAATATGGTAACAAATGGGATTGGTTAGATTGGATAGCTACTATGATTGGTGGTATGATCGGATAGATTATCCAAATTGGTGTAATATTAATGTGTTTGTTATGAAATATTTTAGCATAGACGAATTAAGTAAATCTAGTACTGCTATTGCTAGAAAACTAGATAATACTCCTAGTAAAGAAGTAATTATAAACCTAGAAGCATTAGTAGATAATGTATTAGATCCTTTAAGAGAGATATATGGTAAACCTATTATAGTTACATCTGGTTATCGTAGTCCTGAAGTAAATAGATCTGTAAACGGAGCTACTTCTAGCCAACACGTTAAAGGAGAAGCTGCAGATATAACTGTTGGAACTAAAGAAGGTAATAAACAGTTATTTAATATAATTAAAGATAAATTACCTTTTGATTAGTTAATAAATGAGCATGATTATTCATGGGTTCACGTATCATATAAAAATAACAACTAGAACCGAAAACAGGTTCTGGTAATAAATAAGTAACATGAAGACACTTTTATATAAACCTTTATTTATCAATCCTTAGGCATATTATGTATTCCCTAATATAAATGGTAGACTAGAACCGAAAACAGGTTCTGGTAAGGAACCTGCTATGTTTATAGGTAATATAGAAGTTAAGACTATCGCTCATGGCGATATAGGTAAGAAATAGTATTTCTATAATACTAACGAAATAGATTTATCATCTTTTTCAAATTCCTTAGTAAGAATAAGTTTATATACTAACAGAGGTAATGTTGTATTAGGTGAATGGGATTTAGATATTATTGAAGGAGAATCTGAAAATTATATTGATCCAGAGATATTAGATTCATTATTAGGTGTGTGGATAGCTGATCAGAACACTAATGAATCTGAATCACGTAATATTATCAAGAATAAGATTGTTGATAGAGGTGGTGATTTAGAGTTACAAAACTTTGGGTATAAACTTAATAGTGGGTACGGGAAGTATGAAGAAGATTTCAGTTTATTTACTTTATCTAATCGTTTTGAATATTCTGAAATTAGCAATACTAAAGTAACAATTACTGCTGTTTTAGATAACAATACAGGTATCTACCATAGTGTAACAGAAGAAGATTCAGCTCTTTATTGGAACACTTTTAAGATAAAAGTTAGCGGAAGTACAGATGATGTATATATTAGTTATGTTACTGATAGTAAGAATATAAGATTATACAATGGCATTAATACGGTAGTAGTACCTAATGATCTATCATGGCATGCTTTTGTTGCTAGCGCAACTAATGTTTCTTGTAATATAACTTTAGAATTTGTTCCTGAATACGGAGGTGCTTTAGTTACAGACGGAGTTGATGACTTGATAGTAAGTCAGAAAACATCATTAGAAATAATAGGAGGTGATAATCGTCCATTTACTGTAATAAGTATGATTAGTGTTATTAATAATTCACGTACTTATTATAATAATATGGTTGGTACTACTAATATGAATTTAAGTGTAGTTAATAGTACTGTTTTAGATAAAACTGGAATATTTGGATATACTAGTACTGAACTTAATACCAATCCTTCTGTTGTTAATAATATATTAGGAGATAAAAATGATTATAGTACTAGACTTGAAGGTGCTAGTTCCCCAGTTGATAGAAGATTTTCAGTTACTGGATATCTTAGAGATGGTACTCCTACAAATGTATCTTCTATTGCTTGGTACTGGACATTCATCGCTAACAAGGTACTGACCACCGACCAAATCAATCAGGTAATATCCTACTTCAATTTGGACAAGCATGTTAAACCGGATGTATACTATGACGTAAAGAAACAAGGTCTAAGCAATGATACTCCTGAAGCGGATTGGTATCTGAAAGACTTTAGTGGAAATGGTCATGATATGACACTGTATAATTTTGCTAAGAAGTTAGATAGTGGAGTTGGTAAATATGAAGTAGATTTTAATACTTGGATACCTCAATCTTACGTTGCTGATTCTACATATACTTCTAATAAGCTTCATATTACTAATATAAAAGGCGGTAACGCTATTTTATATACTAAGAAAGGAACGAATGCTATGAAAGTAAAAATTACTGGGATTCAATCATTTAATTTAGTATATAGATATATTGCCGAAAATGATGTTTGGGAAGCACTTGAAGTTGATAGAGATGGAATTTATGAATTACCTGCGAGTACTACAACCACAAAAACCTATTATACAGGATTCACTGTTCCATATTATACTGGTGATTGTGATATAACTATTGAGCAAATCCCCGACTATGAAGGAGCATTGGTATTTGATGCAGTAGATGATTATGGTCAGTTTGTAGGAGACTTGGGTTTAGAGGATTATACTATTGCAGTTGATAGAGCGTATGTTGAAGCTAAACCTTCCCAAGTATCTATAATGAGTAATGTAGTGGATGGTTCTACTAATACGCCTTTTTTAATGGAACATATGGGCATTAATAAAATACTTGCTCCTCATAGTTTTGGTAAATATACTGCTTTATCAGAGTTAAATATCAATAGATTCATCTCATATCAGTCTACATACAAGTACAATAGAAATAATTTAGATAGAGGTACTTCTACTAATACAGGTTCAGGGTTGACTATTGGTAGAATTGGAGGGGTTGCATCTCAATATGCTAATATAGCACTATGGAGTCTATTGCTTTTCCCTTACTCCCTTTCCGAGTTCCTGCTAGAGCGCCAGTTAAAGAGGTATAAGTTGGGTACGCTGTATCCTGGAATGATAGAGTGGAGACCCAAAGTAAATATTAATGTTCCAGTTGTTACTCCTCCTACTTTTAGTATGAATAATGGTAGTGATATAATTACTAATGGGCAGTATATACCAGAAGGTACAGAAATAACCATCCGAATTTTTACCACAACTGATAGTTCAGTAGGAGGTATAAATGAAGCAACTGCAAAAATAAATGGTGTAGATATAGAGTTATCTCCAAGCGGGAATAAGACCTATTATGGAGGTAAATTCATAGTATCTTCAAAGCAAAAGATAGACATAACCATTGACGAGTACATCAGATACGAGAATATTGTACAGCCTTATCCAGCAATAATTAATCTAAAACAAGATGGTAAAACTATCACTTGGGGAGATAAGTTGAAAGTAGGCAGTGATATAGTCTTTGTAGGAAGCGCCAATCTTTTACCGGAGCTATATACTGTATCCGAGACACAGTATAATGGTGTAACGCTTTACCCAAACACTATCATAAAGGTAGAGAAGTCTATGGTGTTTGATAATGCACGTACCTACCTAAAAGCCAATGAGCCGAGCTGTATCCTGTCGCCTAATAGGTTGAGGATTCCAAATTCTAGCTACAAGATACTAGGCTACATTCCGGACTTGACAGGTAAAGGTAATCATGGTAAGCTTAATAACTTTGCTTATACAGAAGATAGTGGTGTGTTTGTTGATGGTAGTATTAAGTTTGACAGTACAGACGACCATATTACTATACCTAATATAATAGGTGGTAAATGTGTTATGGCAAAAGTTAAGATTAATATAGTTAGCGGAGTTATTTATGACCAAAGAAGAGCGAACGTTCTTAATAAATCATGGGTGCAATTAAATCCTAACCAAATTGCATTTGAACAAAATGCAGTATCTACATATATAGATGGAATATTAAATCACAATGTTACATGCTCAGATTTGGTTTCTAAAACTGTTAATCTTACTTGTGAACTAGAAATAGGTGATACTAGTGGAACACATCAGCCAACTATAGGTAGTTCGTATGCCGTTGGATATACTACTAATATTAACCTCTACGAGTTTATGCTCTTCCCCGATGTGCCTAATGAAGAAGAAATAAAGGAG